ATGCAGCCGTTCAGTCGCGCCGCAGTTAGGCATCTGGCACTGGTACCCATCTCGCTCGTAGATGCGCGCCCGCTTTTGTGGCGAAAATGCGGGACGATATGCCGCGCCACCCCGCAAGCACAACTCACGGTGCTTGCGGGGTACGCCTAATCGCGTGCAAGCCCGAAAGACGCTGTACTCATGGCAACCGAGCATTTCAGCGATGCGGCCATATGACAGGCCGCGAGTGATGTAGTGCTCGTACAGCCAGTCATAGTCGTTCAGTTCTGGCACCTGCACACGACCACGGCTCTTGTACCGAATGGGAATATCGAAGTCGCGCAAGTAGTAGCGCACGGCAGCTTCAGTAATGTCAAGCTGCTCTGCTATGTCGTCTATGCTCTCGCGTCGCATGATGTAGTGGTCAATCATCCACTTCTTGGTCATGTAGGAGTGAGGGCGAGAGATTCCGTACTCACGCAGCGCTTTGACTAGATTGCCGTTGCGGCAGTGAAGCTCACGGGCGATGTCGAGGATGGAACGGCGCTCTACGACGTAGGCTTGATACAGGAAGTCGCGGTCAGGCTTCCAGCCCCACTTATGGGCCATGTGCAACACCTCCGAATGGTTGCCCTCCGATGTTGTGGTAGGGCGCGGCTCGGAGGAACCGCTCGTCGGACGTTGATCAGACGCCCCAAGCCCCGTGATCAGTCTATCATTCTTCCCAATCCGCTTCAATTCGGTAATTCAGGATGGTGCCATAGTCTGACCTCGGCAGGAATGTCGAGAGGCTGGCAGAAATGACCAGCCCCGTTCCGCACGTGCGGAACGAGTAACAAGTGTGTGTTCGTGAAGCAGTTTCCATTGTGGGAGATGCTGCCCAAGGAGCCGGCCAACGGCCTGGTGCATGCCTTCGACCAGATGGTGTCGCCGGACCCCAATACGAGTTCCACCAGCAACACCATCAGCACGGTCGTCTCGGATCTTGGCACGGTCGGCTTCACCGCCTCGGACTACGTGCGGCAGACAGCGAACATCGCCGTCTTCGCGCTCGGACGCGGCGTGGGCTTTAAGGAACTGGCCGCAGTCCGACAGGGCGGCATGGCCTGGAATCCCGAGAAGCTGGAGCTTTCTGCCGGCATGATCAAGCTGGCGTATGATCTGCAGACGATGGTCGCGCAGGGCAACGGCACCTACGCCTCCGGCACAGGTGCCAATGAGGGCGGTGCCTACAACAACACCTACTTCGATGGCCTGCGGCTCATCCTCGGGTCGGTCGCTGGTTCCAACTATGCGTCCAACAACGCGATCCAACTGGAACAGGGCAGCCTGAACCTGACGCAGACGATCAAGGCCGGAGTAGCCAAGGCGGCACAGGCTGGCGGTCTGCCTGACGTGGTGGTCATGTCGATCAACGCGAAAGAGCAACTCGACCAGGAGAACGAGAACAACAAGCGCTACAACGACAACCTTGTCGAAGTCATCCCCGGCGTGCAAGTCAACCAGATTGCCTGGGCCAACGGCATCCTCAAGGTCCTGCCGGTGCCTGGCTTCTCGTTCGGCACCTACACGTCACCGATCAGCGGGCAGACTGTTGAGGACGTCTATTTCCTGCAGACGGACAGCATCAGCATGCCGTGGCTCTACGCCGAAGGCTTCACTGTGCTCGAACTGCCAGCCGCGGTGGACTACACCCTCAGCCAGCGCTACATCATCTTCTCGATGAGTGGCATGGCGGTGAAGACACCGCTCTTTATGGGCAAGGCGCGACGGCTGGCCTGATGACCTGGTGCGCTGATCGTTCCGGGTGCGTGGCGCGATGCCACGCACCCGTTTATGTTTCTGCGCCTGGCTTCGCTGGAATGCGGAGATGCTGGCGACATCGCACGCGTGGCCACCATGGTTGCGCCGGAGGTTATCCACATGGCATCCACTTCACATGTGCATAGCGAACCAAAGCAGCCCAATGATACGACAGAGCGCGCTGAGGAGATGAGCGCTGATGCACTCATCGCGGACGAGATCCAGCCAGCGCGCTCTACCGAGCCGGACGACAGCGATCGCGTTACTGTGCTGTATGGCTACGGCAAAGTCGGCTCCAACACACGCTTCTGGCTCGACAACACGCTGTTTGTGGGCGGGATCGCGCAGCATGTCCCGTACGCAACCGCGCGTGCATGGAAGAAGCTGCCGATCGGCCGGGCAATTCACATCCTGCCTGATGCCGCCGATGAAGCGTCCTATGCCAAGGCAGCGGGCATCCAGCCTATGGCGCCCGCCAGACTTGCCGCGATGATCGAAGCGTCTGACGTCGATGCCGTCTTCGAGGCGCTCGGTCCCGAACGCGCACGCAAGCTCATGAATGCGATACAAGCGCGGATCGATCCCCGCGCATAGTGCACAACTGACGCACACTGGACGGTGGCGAGGAGGCGTTGCTGGCGATTTACTCCGGCCCGTCGCCCCTGTCAGGACACGTCCACTCCGTGCCTGAATTGACATCCAACAGGAGTACCACACCATGTCCTTGATTGCCCGTGTGCTTGGCGCGAAACGTGATCTGCCGCAGCTGCAGTCCCTGCTCGTCCCAAGTACCGCTGCCGGCGGCAGCTACGAGCACGCCATCATGGCCTTGCCGGATCTCACCGTCGGTGCGGCGGCAGGAACGGCGGGCTTCATGCCCGTCAATCGTCTTACGATCCGGCACATCCACCTCATCTTTGAGGCGGCCGTGAACGGCGCGGCGACCAATTACTTCACGATCAACATCCGGCAATGGCGTAACGGCGCTGCGCTCGGAGCGAACCTCGCCAGCATCGCCTTCTCGTCCGGCATCAATGCCAGCGCCTTTGTGCCTATCCATCTCACACCGGCCGCTGGCAACGTCATCGAGCCGGATGATGTCATCACCGTGCAACTGGTGTCGAGTGGTACTGGACTCGCGGCCCCCGCGATGACCGCCCAGATCGAGTGGGTCTCGGAAGGCTTCTCCCAGTAGCCTCCACTAGCCTGCGATGGTCCCGCACGCGTCTCGGATGGAACGACATCCACGTGCGGGACCATTGAGGAGGAACATGCTATGGCCTTTCGACGAACCCAGTACGCACCGGTTGGCGAATACGAGCCGTTCCATATCAGCGCCGCGCAGGCGAGCGCCGCTCCTATCGGCGCCTGGGTCAACACCACCTCCAGCACCGCGATCGCGGCAGCTGGCAGCGCGACGGTCACGGTCACCGACCCGACGCAGCTGCAGCGCGTGACGGTCGGCATGCCACTTGTGATTTCTGGTGGGACAGGCACCGCTGAAGTCGTGCAGGTGACCGCCATTAATCCGGGCGCAGGTACGTTCACGGCGACCTTCGCCAACACGCATAACGGCACCTACACCATCACCAGCGTGCGCGGGGTGAGCCTCGGCCGGGTCATTATCAACGCGGCAGGGTCCGGCATGACCCTCACGCTCTACAATGGTCATCCGGCGATCACTTCCTCAGCTCCACGCTACGGGCCGATTGCCGTCATCACGCCGGTGGCGGGTACCACGCTCGACTTCGATTGCGTCTGCGACTACGGTCTGTACTATGAGTACTCCGGCACGACCGCCGGCGACATCACCGTTACCTACATCGAGCAGCCGGTATAGGAGGCTCCTATGCCGCGATACTTGACTCCGCAGCAATACCGCATGGTCGATGATGGCGTGCTGGCACCTCCGAACAGCGCGATGCCTGGCCTGCTCACCGTGCCGGATGCGACGCTGGCGCGGTACATCGCGCGTGCCGAAGCGTCGATTGATGCGTTCATCGGTGCACCGCTGCTGACCAACAATGGCTTCGCGCCGGGCATCATCAACATCTATCAGCAGGGATTCGACTTCACGACGCGCAAGATGCGGATCCCTCTGCCGGTGGTGCCCATTCGCAAGATCACCCGGGTACGGGTGCACATCTCGAACTCAGGGCCGCAGAACGCGGGGCTTTACGCGGACCTGTTGCCGGAAGAAGTCGTGATCCAGCAGTGGGAAGGCTACGCTGAGATCATCGCGCTGACGCTGACCTATAGCATGGCGTCGGTGGTCTGGGAACTCGGTCTCAACCCGCCCATTCTGGAAGTGGACATGGAGGCAGGCTTCTACCTGCCGTACATCGGTGACACGCTCTACGACACCGGTGATCACACGACGTATCGCGCGCTGCGTGGCTTCTGGGCGCTCTCTTATGATCAGGCGCCGGACATTCAGCCCAACGTGCTGCCGCCAACGACGCCTGCGGTGTACGTGAATGGCGTGCTGCAGGCCAGTACCACCTACACACTTAATGCCATCGAGGGATCGGTCACATTCAACGCGCAGCAGTCCGCAGCGGCAGTCGTCACCGCGGATTATACCGCTACGATTCCCGATGTGGTCATGACGGCCTGTCTCGACCAGGTGACATGGCTCCTGCAGCAGCGTGTGCTGACGCAGATGGGCATGGGCGGTATCGACCAGATGCGCAATGGTGATCTTTTTGCCCGGCGTCCCATGAAGCCTGACCCGATGGAAGATCAGTTGTGCGGCGCGGCGCGACTCAAACTCGCGCCCTACCGGCCTGTGGCCGTGGGATGATGCGAGGCTGTCATGATTCCACTCGCTAATGTGCTCATTACGACCGCGCGTTCGGCCTTTGATCCGGCTACGAACGCCACCAGCGCGCCGGTGATCTATCTGGAAAACGTTCTGGCATCGATCGCGCCCATCAAAGCGACGCAGTACGCCGCGCTGCCTGAAGGGGCGCTACGGTCGCAATATGTGGCCAAAGTGGATGCGGGGACGGATATCGCGACGGGTGACCGCATCGTCAAGATGACGCTCCTCGACGGCATCACGCCGTGGCCCGGCGATACCGCTGCCCAGGACGGATCGGATCCCACCTCGCAGTGGTGGGTGCTCTTTCATCAGGAGCAGGCGCCGATACTGTTCGCTTCACGCGCACTCTACCTCGGCCGTGAGACCGGCAATGGACCGTTCCAGAACAGTTCGGTCTATTAGGAGACAGCCATGGCCCGGCACGTAACGACCCACGCCATGGCGCATCGGCACGTGCTACGTCACCGCGTGACGGTCGCCAAGCCGAAAAAGGTGACGACACGTCATGTCACGCATACCGTCAAGCCCAAAGCGACGGGCAAGTCACATGTCAGCGCGAGCACGCATGTGGCGAAGACCACGAAGACGCATAAGAGCAGGAAGGCCAGTCCGACGACGCATTACAAGCGCGGCCACGTGCATGCGCACGTTAATCACCACGGCGGCCACCTCTACCTGTTCTGAGGGAGGCGACGGCATGCCTCTGCTGACGATTCGCACACAGGGCATCGAGACGCAGAAATTGCGGCTGCAAGCGCTGCGTGCGGAGCTCACCGCCGCGTTCACCACGGCCATCATGGATGGCGGCGAGACCATACGCGCCGCGCTGGCGGATGCCGCACCACGTGGCTCGGGAGATGGCGGCGCGCCAGCGGGTGACGCGCTCGGTCCGCTGGTCGCGTCCTTCAAGACCGAGTGGGAGATCTCCAGCACGCACGCGCGGTCGATCGTCTACACCACGCAGCCGCGGAAGTTGCGCTACGTGCGCCAGGGCACCGGCATCTACGGGCCTGCGGGCGCCCCCATTCGACCACGCACGAAACGCGCGCTCATGTGGCCGGACGCGCCGCACCCCGTGCGTTCTGTGCGTGGCATGCCGCCCAATGACTTCGTTACGCCGACCCTTGCCGCCGCACGTGAGCAGGTGATCGCCAATATCCAGACGGCAATTCAAGAAGCGATGCAGAACGTATGAGTGTACCACGAGCGCCCAATAATCCATTGCCGGCCATCACCGTCCTGGAGGCCATACGACAGATCATCGTACCCAATACGCGGCTGACGCTGGTCAATCCCAACGATCCAACCGGCCTCTCGCAGGTGTATGTCCGCCGCCGCTACGACCTGATGGGAGGCGCCTTCCCCGCCGTGAATCTCCAGACGGGTCAGCAGCAGTTCAAGATCTGGAGCAACCGCGTCTGGGCCGGTATCCTGCCCGTGCTCATTGAGTATTACGACCGCTGGGACCGGCAGCCCAGCACCATTGATGACATCCGCATTCGCATCGACACCGATATTGAAGCGATCAAGGCCAATCTCGAAAACAACAATGCCCTTGTGGTCAATGGAACGGCCAACGCCGTCAGCGTTCCGGAAATTCTCATTTCACCTGACCTTGGTGAGATAGAAACCCGCGTGCCCGGTGTGTTCGCGGTCTACCGCACGATCACGGCGCACGTCCAGATGATGCCGTACGACACGTAAGAACACTCAGGAGGGACAGATGTCCACCCCACGACTCACGCCAGACCAGCGTGTACCCGCGCGCTATACCGGCTCATACGCGGTTCGTCTGGCGCACCGCGATATCAATGGCGCCATCAAAGACGAGACGGGCGCGCTGCGCAACAACACCAAAGTTCGTCCGGGCGACATCGTGCACCTGCGCGCCCACGAGGTGTACGGCGCGTCGTACTTGTTCGACCCGCGCGGCGAGCGCGATCCGCAGTTCCTGGGTGTGGGTAAGGTCGTCCTCCCTGAACACGCCCAGCTTTCCGATGCTGAACGGGCCGCGCTGGGCTACGAGCATCATGAGGGACGAAGCGACTTCGAGCCGGTGTACCCGCTGGAAGACGCCACGCGGCGATTTGCCGCGGCAGCTGAGCCCGTTTCGGCCGCGCCTGCGGATTCCGTCAAACCGGACGTGTCCGTAAAGACGGGGAAAGGCTCACGTGCCGCTACCACGGAATCGACTGCACAGGACGGTTCCGCGTCACACGAGGAATAGCTCATGGCCACCCTCATTGTTGCGATTCGCGAAGATAATGCCTATGTCGGCATAGGCAAGCAATCACAGGGTGGGACCGCGATCGCGCCGTCCTACTTTCCCCGCTGGCTCGATGGCTCCAATATCCAGCTCGACATCAAGGCCGAGGATGTCTGGGAAGGAGACGGCAGCCGGCGCCTGAGCCTGATCATCAAGAACCGGCAGGAAGTGAAGGGCAAGTTGGTTGTCGCTCCAAGGCCCAATGAACTCGGCTTTCTGGAAGCTGCTGCCCAGGGCGCAGGCAGTGATGCGTTTACGGCTCCAGCAGCCAGCACGACCCTGGCCGCGGCCGCCACAGCGGGCCAGAACTCCATCAGCCTCACCGCTGATACGGGGCTGACGACCTCAGGGTCAGCGACCGTGATCATCGATCCGGGCCTGGCAACCGAGGAAATCGTCACGATCACCACACCGCCGTCCGGCGCAGGGCCGTACACCGCGACGCTTGCCAATGGCGCGACACTGCAGCAGGCGCATGCCAGCGGTGCGACGGTCGAGACGGCCGCGACGCATGTCATGACTGATCAGAGTGACGGTAACTTCTACTCGTTCGAAGTCAGTCTCGGTGGAACCGCGGGCATCATCCTGCGAGCGCGTGACTGCAAGATCGAGCAGATCAAGCGCAGCGCGAAGGCCGGCGGTCTGCTGACGTACGAAGTAGACTGGCAGGGCGTCGCGACGATCGCGCAGCCGTCGGCGAGTACCGTGACGCTGGAGCCACACCCGCCCTTTCTGTACACGCAGGGCGTGTGGACGCTGGATGGCTCGACAACGGGCGACGCACTGGCGATCGAGTCGTTTGATATCACCCAGAAGAACAATCTCGATACTACGATTCAGACCGAGCAACTGACCCTCGCGACACTGATCTTCGGCAACGTCACGCTGGATGTCGGGCTGAATCTGGTGATGCAGAGCGGTGACCGCATCGCGGAGACCTACTTCGGCGGTGCGAGTGGCACAACAGACGCGCAGGCGCTGGCCACGGGCAGCGTGCAACTGGTCTTCACACAGGCCAATGCATTCTTTGTGGTCACGTATGATGTCCCGGCACTGACCTATACCAAGACCGAGCCACCTGCCCCCAAGAAGGATGGCAAAGCCTTCCGGCTGGCAGTCGCCGCGAGTTCCACCAGTGACATGGGCGCGAACGCGTTCCTGTTGCAGACGACTGTCGCCAATTCGGTGAGTAGCGCGTATTGACCTGTCAGGCGCGCCCCATCGCGCCTGTAACAACACAAGCCGTATCTATCGCATGAGCAGCATGAGGAGTGTCCCGTGAGCAGCAAATACGCGGCCCCAGGTGTCAGCGGTGCAGAGCAGTTGCGTCGCGCCAGGCAAAGCGCAAACGATTTGGGCGTGGCGGCCGGTGAGCAGGATCCACAGTTTGAGGCGATACGCGAGCAGTTGTCGGCGGTCAACCTGGACGAGACCAACCTGTCATTCGTGGACATCGCCTTCATCGAGTGGAAGGTTGTAGAGGTCGAGGACGAGGAAGGCGTCACGCATGCCACGCGGAAGCCCTACACGCGCAGGGTGACCCTGTGCGTGACACCGAGCACCGAGCAGCAGCTGGAGGCCATCGAGTTCTCCGTCAAGCGCAAGGAATGGCTGGAAGCCAAAGACGATGGCGATGCAACGGTCAACCGCGAGCAACTGGAGGCGATGGCGCGGCTATGCCTCAGTGTCTGGCGTATGACCGAGCCAGACATGACGATGGATCGCTTTCTTGCAGGCATCGGCGGGATCTCGCGCATCTCCAAGCTCTTCACGGTTTTTTTCAACCCAGCGACCCTCCAGTAGCTCGCCAGTCCCGCTGGCGGCGTGAGTGGTCGCTCCGCCAACAGGTGCGCCACGGAGCACAGACACCCTACGCGTTACCTGACGCTGATGGCCCGCAGGTACAATCGCTGGAATGGGATACTGATGCGCGCGATGAAGCCTGGGAAGAGAGCCGGCGCCTGGCCGAGCGCGATCCCGAGGCAGCGGCCCTTCTGGTCGCGCACTTGCACGCCGCGACCGCACCCGCGCCGGATCCAGATGCCCTGGACCAGACGCCGGTTCCCACGTCTGAGCCGTTCGATCCAATGGTCATGTTCGCGGAACTGGCGGCATTCTACCACTGGACTGATGCGTCGATGCGCCAGATGCCGTGGAAGCGGCTACTGGCCTACTATCGTGAGGCAGTGCGGATGAAAGAGCGTGACGAGGCGCGCATGCGCACATCCAGCGCGCCGCAGACTGTCTCACAGGAAGAGTTCATGCGGAACCTGCGTCGCATGACGACCTATGAAGGTGACGTGGTGCCTGTCAGCTAGCTGGTAAACTTGATCGCCGTTCCGAGCAGCGTCGTGATCATCTGGTTGCCAGATGCGATGCTCGTCGCGAGCTGGATACCAATGACACCATCCGCGCCCATCTTCCGAGCCTGCTCCTCCAGGTCGTGCAGCCGGTCTTCCACTTTGACGTTTCCAGAGAAAGCTCGTTCCGCCGAAGATACCAGTCCCACCACCTCATAGGTGCGTCCCGGCAGCATCGGCACAGTCGCCATCAGCACCGGCACTTGCACGTCCGACTTGTCTGTCTTGTCTGTCTTGCTGCCAAACATAAGCACCTCCCGCGACTCCTTTTCGCCCGTTCCGAGCCGCTGACCGCACTATAGCGCTGTTTGCTTGCCGCCGCAACGCGAACACATGTTCCATGGAATCACTGCGATGGATGAAAACATCCTGGTCGAGCTGGAAGGTGACGCGGGTCCGGCGACGGCGGCCATTGACGAGGCCATCGCGTCACTGGACGGGTTGAGCGAGGCGGCACAGGCCGTTGCGGACACGATTGACGCGTCGCTGGGCGGTCTGGAAGATACGTTCGCCAGCATTTCCAGCTCGGTCGGGGGGTTGGATGCCATCTTTGGTTCTCTACAAGAGAACCTGGCAGCGCTGTCCGACAGTATCGCCGCAGCGAGTGACAGTGTGGATGCGCTGGGAAGCTCCGCCGATGCCGCGAGCACGGGCATCGGCGCGCTCGATGCCGCTGCCGCCAGCGCGACCTCGGAACTCACCGGACTGAGCACGTCAGCGGACACAGCGGCCGGCAGTCTCGACGCGGCCCGAGGGTCCAGCGAAGGGTTCGGCGGCGGCATGGGCAACATGACCATGCCCTTGCTGGCAGCGGGCGCGGCGGTCGCGGGGGTGGGCATCGGCGCGCTCAAGATGGCCAGCGACTACCAGAGCAGCATGTCGGTCGTGCAGGCGCTCACCGGTCAGACCGCGCAGCAGACGCAGGCGTTCAGCCAGCAAGTGCTGGCGATGTCGGGGCAGCTCGGCGTGCCCGCCAAACAACTCAGTGACGGCCTGTACTACGTCCTCTCGGCGGGCGTCAAAGCCTCGGACGCGATGGGCGTGCTGAAGGTGGTCACCGAGGCCAGCGCGGCTGGCATGGTGGACGCCAGCACCGATGCCGACGCGCTCACCAGCGCGATCAACGCCTACGGCGCGGGCGCGAGCCAGGCGCAAAACTACCAGGACATGCTGCTGGTCGCGCTGCGCGACGGCAAGACAACGATGCAGGAGTTGTCGAGCAGCATCGGACGCGCGGCGGTCACGGGCAATGCGGCGGGCTTCAGCTTCAACCAGGTCGCCGCCGCCATGTCCACGATGACCCTGTCCGGCGCGTCGGCGCACATCGCGGGCATGCAACTCTCCAACCTGATGCGCCAGGTGGGCATCAACGCCAGCACCGTCGCCACCGACGCCAAGAAGATGGGGCTGTCGTTTGACAGCACCAAGTTCGCCAGCATGAGCCTGTTCCAGCGGCTGCAATACCTGCAAGAGATCACCAAGGGCAACAAGGCCGAGATGCTCAAGCTCACCGGCGGCGCGGCGGGCTTCCAGGCGGCCATGATGCTGCTCAACCAGGGCGGCGCGCAGTACACCAAAATCCTGGGCGACATGGCCCACAGCCAGGGGATGACCGCCAACGCGTTCGCGGTCCACGAGCAGACGATGGCGGCTGAGTGGGACCATCTGAAGGTGGCGGGTGAGAATGCGCTGATCAAATTGGGTGACGCGCTGGAGCCGCTGGTGAAGGCGATTGGCGACAAGATCCTGCCCGCGCTCAACAAGTTCTCGGCCTGGGCCAGCGCGCATCCCGCCGCCATGCGCACCGCGTTTCTCGGCATCGCCGCGGCGGTCGCTGCGGTCGCGACCGCCTTCCTGGCCTTCAGACCGGTCGGTGGCATGATCTCAGGCGTCTTCAATGGCATGCTTGGCAAGGGCTCGACTCTTGGCAAGCTGTTCCTCGGCCTCAAAGGAGGCATGGGCTCGGTCGTTGGCGAGGCGAGCCGGTTCGGGACCGCCTTTGGTGAGGGCATCTCGACCAACCTGCTCAAGTTTGGGCTGGCGGTGCGACATCCCGGACTGGCGCTGGACGTGCTCAAAGGGAAGCTGGCCGACCTGGCCAAGATTGGCCCGAACGCGCTGTCCTTCATCGGCAAGGCGGCTGGCCAATTCGGCACGTTCGCGGGCAAGCTGGGCGACATGGCGGGTATGCTGGGCAACCCGGCCCAGATGCTCGGCCTGCTCCGTACCGGCTTCATGGGCGCGGCTCAAGGGGCGCTGTCCGCGATACCCGCGCTGGCGGGCATGGCGGCGTCGCTGGGCGCGATCCTCGTGCCGCTGCTGCTTATCGCTGGCGCGATCGCGCTGGGCATCATCATCTTCACCAGGTTCCACGCGCAGCTGAGCCAGGTCGGTGGGTTCCTGTCGGGGCAGATGCGCCCGATCTTTACCGATATCCACAACACGGTACAGACCTTCCTGGCGATGGTCCGGCTGCAGTGGCAGGCGACGTGGCCCAGGCTGCGTCCGGCGGTGCTCGATCTCATCAACGCCTTCAAATCGCTCAGCCCCGTGCTCCAGATCGTCGGTACGGTCATCTCGGTCGTGCTCAAGGTGATTCTGGGGCTGGTCTCCGGCGTGGTCGGCGGCTTCCTGTCGGCGCTGCCGCAAATCGCCGGATTCTTTGCCGCCGTCTTTCGGCTCATCGGCGACTTTGGCCAGATCATCCAGGCCATCTTCTCCGGTCAGTGGGGCAAGATTCCCGGCATCATCGGCGACGGACTGCGCCAGATCGGTCTACTCGTCCAAAACGGCCTGGGCTTTGTCCTGACCTTCGTCGGCCACACCATTCTCAGCATCGTGCAGTGGTTCGACTCGCTGACCGGCGGCGCGCTGACCGGAGTGGTGAACTTTGTCAAGGGCGTCATCTCCTTCTTTGAGGGGCTGTTCGACCATCTGGTCGGGCACTCCGTCATTCCTGATCTGGTCAACGGGATCATTCGCTGGCTGACGCAGACCCTGCCAGGCGAAGTGCTGACTGGCATCTCCAATCTGGTCACACGGGTCATCGCGTGGTTCGCGCAAATGGAAGCCCGCGTGCTCGCGGCCATTACGGCGTTTGTGACAGGTCTGCTCGATGAAGCCGTGCGCTTAGAGGTGCAGTTCCTCAACACGATCACCCGCATGGTGGACATCGCGCTCGGCTGGTTCGACAGCATGACGAGCGGAGCCGTCTCCAAGGCAGAAGGGCTCGTCAGTCGGGTCGTGGGCGTCCTGACGGGCCTACCCGGCAAGATCGGGTCGGTCATGCGTGGCCTCATCGCCAACATGCTCGGTTGGGGCGGTGACATGATTCACAATCTAGCATCGGGCATCACGGGCGCGCTGGGCACGGTCACCAATGCCGTCGGGAGCGTTGCCGACAAGATTAAGTCGTTTCTGCACTTCTCCGTGCCAGACGAGGGGCCACTGGCTGACTTCGACCGCTGGATGCCGGACATGGGCGACAAACTGGTGCAGGGGCTTTCGGCACAACAGGATCGCGTCAAACAGGCGGCATCCGGACTCGCGCAAGCCATGCAGCAGGGCATGGCCCCCACTGGGGCACTGACCGGCCTCGCGCCTTCCATGCCGTCGCTCACCGCAGGTGGGCTGGGCGGAAACACTGGGAATGTTCCGTCGCTCCTGCAGCAGCTGATCACGGAAGTACGTGGGCTGGGTCGCGCCCAGCCGCTGGGCAGCAACATCACGCCGGCGACACTCGGCACGGTCGTGCAGCAGCAGATCGGCAATGTCAATCTGCAGGGCACGGGCAATGTCGATATCAACACGATCTACGCCATCTTTAACGAGCTCGCCGGACTTGCCGTGGAGTACGGCGGCCGCGGCGCGACCGCGGGAATGGGGATCTAACCATGCCGCTGCCGAACTATACATATGGGACGTTCCAACTCAATGACGGCGTAAACTATTTCGTGACGGACAAGAAACTCGGCTTGCCGGAGGTGCAGGAGTCCGTCTTCAAGGTTGCGCGCTACCCTGGGGTCAAGACGACCGGCACGATTATCAACGAGCGGCGCGCAACGGTGACGGTGGTCGTGGTCGGCAGTTCGCGCACGGATCTCGAAAGCAAGGTGGATGCGCTGCTCCTGGCGCTCAACCAGCGCCAACAGCAACTGGCCATTCACATGCTGGACGGCCGCTATCTGGTCTGTGACGCCATCAGCGCGCCGGTCACCTATCGGTCTACGCGCCTCCTGGCGGTCACGATCCAGATCACCTTCCTAGCGGTAGACCCGTACCTGTACGCGGCTAACGCCAGCAGCTATGATTCCGGCAGCATCGCCTATACCCTGGTTTCCGGCTCCAACTACACGAGCGGCAATCTGGTGGTGGCGAGCAGTGGGACCGAATATGCCTATCCAACGATCGCGCTAACCAACAACAGTGCCGTTACCATCACGGCCTTCACGCTCAGCCAGAACCCGGATGGCACCTCGCTTCAGATCTCCAACCTGTCGTGGACGCAGGGTGAGACCATCACCATTGGCTGCGACCCGCGCCAGGCCAACGGCTACACCGTCGTCTCCAGCGCCGCGCCCGGGACGCTGCTCGCGTTTTCCGGCACGTTCCCCGTGATCGAGCCGACCGGCACAGTGCTCACGCTCCAGGTGACCGCATCCGCGCAGCCGACAGTGGACCTGGCCGCGACGTGGACACCACGCTGGCTGAGTTAGAGGTGCGCCATGCCGAACATGCTCACCGCCAACCAGAGCAGCGTGGAGACCGACACCAGCGGCTTCGCGGCCTATGTCGGCGGCGGCGGCAGCATTAGCCGCGACACGTCGCAGGCGTGGCAGGGCGCGTCCTCGCTGAAGGTGGTGACCGACGGCTCCGGCACCTACCAGTATGTCGATGCCAGAGTGCCCATCGAGTACAACGTGGTGCCGGGCCAGGTGTACACGTTCTCGTTCTACATCCTGGGCGCGTCGGCGGCCGGGACGCTGCGCTACTTCGTCGACAGCGATCAGGGTGCGGTCTCCAGCGTGCAGACGCTGACGCTCGCCACCAGTTGGACGCGCTACAGCGTCACATTTACCGCCCCGACGAACGTCACGGCGCGCTGGTACGCGCCTCGCCTCGATACGGGCGGCACAGCACAGGCGTTGACGTTCTGGCTAGACGGCCTGCAACTGGAACAGAACAGCAGCACGACGCCGTGGACGTTAGGTGTCGGCTCCAACGCCAACCCGTCCGACAGCTCACCACTGCGCTACAAGCAGCAGATGGTGCTGGTCTACAACGCCAGCGGCACATTTCTTGACGTCTGGCGCGATGCTCCGCTGCTCTCAGGGGTCAAGTACGCCATCAACAGCGCCACGACGCCGCTGCGGGTGCAACTCCCGCGCCCGTTTGACAACTTCGATGAGGCGGGCGTGGGCGGCAATCGTGGCACGATCGCGCAGGGCAACATCGTGCAGTACTGGCTCTTCGGGCCCAATCTGCCGGCAGGGGGGCTGCTTAAGTTCCAGGGTGTCATTGACTCCTACGAGCCACAGATTCTCGATTCCGGCGAAGAGTCGGTGACCGTCACCATCACCCCCTTTGACAGCGTGCTCGCCGATGAGGGGCTGGTGCTGGGGCAGAGCTTTGGCACACCAGGAGTCTCCAGCACGTACGTCGATCCCGTCGCCATCTTTACCTGGTTCTTCACCAACGACGACAGTCTGACCGGCAAACCGTACATGGGTTCCATGACGCAGGATCCGAACAATCCGTCATCCTCAGGGAACCTCGTCGCCTACACGTTCGAGAACCAGTCCATCAAGAGCATCTTTGACACGCTCGTCACGATGCTGCCGGCCAACTGGTTCTATCGCTGCAATCCCGACAAGACGGTGACGCTCAACGTCGCACCCACGACGGCACAGCACCAGTTCATCCTGGGCCAGCATATCGCGGTGCCACAGTACCGCAAGGACTGGACAAATCTCAAGAACGTCGTGCGGGTAGTCGGCACCGGCCTGGCGACCTCGCTGACCACGGCACTTGCCAGCGGCACGCAGTATACCAGTCTGGCGGTTGCGCCCTTGCCAGTGGGGGTGATCGCGGGCCAGGAACTGGTGATCAATGGCAACGGCTCACCGCAGCAAACCGTGACCGTCTCAGCAGATACGGCACAGAATGCGACCAGCGTGCCCGTGAATGCGTTCACGGCCAACAGCAATTACGCAGCGCAGACACAGGTGCAGATTCTGGTGCAGGCCACAGCGCAAGGGACGGATCTCTCGACCTTCGGCGCGCGCGTGCTGCAGCTCGCTGACAGCCGTCTCACCGATCAGCATTCGTGTGAAGTCGTCGCGCAAGGGCTGCTCAACCAGTATGATCGCATGCTGGTGCGCACCAAGCTGCGTATCGTGGACTATCGCGGCGATGCCAACACGGGGCTGGGATATGACATCGAGAGCATTCAGCCAGGCGATACGTGTCAGATTGTGAACCCATCGGCGAATGCCGCTGACACCCTGTGGGACGTGTCGCAGTGGGACGTCGGCTACTGGGATTTCTCGCCGGCGGCGGCCCTTGACCAGGTAGCCGTCATCGTGAGCGTGACGTATCGCTGGGACTATGTGGATCTTGAAATTGCCTCACTTGCACCATCGCAGGACGTGCAACTGCTCGCCCTGCAGACGATGCTTCAGGATTATACGTTAGGCCGGTGACCACCATGAGCATGCCACGACCCAACTCCATCTCACCTGCCCAGCAGCGTGCAGCACGGGCACGCCAGAACCGGATGATTCGCGAGAGCCAGGCCAAACACCTGCTGCCCAATCCCGCACCCGCGCCTCAGCCGGGGCGCGCTCCGGCGGGCAAGCGGTTCACATTGGCCGATGTCAGGCGCGTGCAGGTGGACGTGACGGCCGCGGCACACGGGCGCATCGTGGCCAGCACGCAGCAGGGGCGGCTGTTCCCGCAGGCGCTTGCCGAGCACTTCGGCGCGGCGGGCAACGTGCGCAAGGTGACGATTGACGCGCTGCCCAAGAGCGCGTTCTTTCCCATCGCGCCCGATGAGCGCGACCCGCTGACGGGCGGCGAGCCAATGCTGCTGGTCATCACGGTGACACACGCCAACCATCCAGACGTGCCGGAGCACACCTGGTACGTCAATGCCGCCGACCTGAGCGACCTGCATCCCAGAACGCACGAGCCGTTGTTCCAGGCCGCGCAGGCGGCGCAGGAACTGCACCGGCTCTATCCGCACCGCGACATCCCCGCTGACGCTCCCCGCGCGCCGCGCAGGCGCGCGCGCACGAAAGCCAAGGCATAACGTATGGCAGGCTTGGGCGCATCCCTCATCACGTTCACGCCCTCAACCCTCATCCGCTCGGCGCAGTTAATTACCGAACTTGTGACTACCGCGCGGAATTGTATAATGTATAGTGTAAGTGCCGTCTAGGTTGGGATTAGCTACCTCAGCCGAAAAAGGGTTTCTCTAGACCCCCTGGCGGTATCGCATTTAGAGACTCACACTAGAGAGTGAGACCAGTGGACAAGCCTGCCCCTTTACCACTGTGCGGTATCTATGCCGCCACGTGTATGCCCACCGGAAAGCAGTACATCGGTCGCTCCATTGACATTCAACGGCGCTGGAACGATCATCTCAAGCTTCTTCGCGCTAACAAGCACCACAGCCCCCACTTTCAATATGAGTGGAACAAATACGGAGAGAAAGCCTTCCAGTGGACAGTGCTGGAACAGTGTTCACTCGACCGGCTTACGGAGCGTGAGCAACACTGGATAGACACGCTCGCGCCGCAACTCAATGTTGCGTTTCAGGTAGACAAGCCATTTGATTTCACGCCAGAGATACGCCAGCGCATGGCTGAGGCGGCACGACGACGCCTTCAACGAGATGGGCATCCTCACGTGGGCAAGAAGTTCAGCGCCGAGTACCGCCACAAGCTCGCCATAGCCCATCTCGGACAGGTGCCATCCAATAAAGGTGTGCCGATCAGTGCTGCTACACGTCAACGTGTTTCAGAAGCGGTGCGCGCTCATCACAGTTCTGAAGAGTATCGCGCCCGTGTAAGTGCGTGGCAGACTGGCCGCAAGCAATCAGTGAAAACGCGCCAGAAACGGTCGGAATCACTCAAACAGGCGTATGCAGAAGGACGACGTATTTCCTTTAATCTAGGCAAGCCTGCATGGAACAAAGGCAAGACGTGGGGGCCGGAAACACGAGAAAAGTTGCGCCAGATCGGCCTGGAACGCGCCGCCCGTGGCGAAATATCGACTGCCCAACTCATGACATCAGAGGCGCGCTTGAAAGCGTACGAGACCAGTCGAGCCAATGGCACACTGGCGCGTCATACCATGCCACATTCTGAGGAGACAAAGCGACGCATCGCGGACAAGAAACGCGGCCACGTTCAGAGCGCCGAGACCCGCGCCAAACGGAGCGAGTCGCTCAAACGGGCCTACGCGGAAGGGCGTCGCAAGCGGCAAAGTCAGTAACGGTTCATCAGATCGAACGGACAGTGTGCGATACGCTGTCCGTTCTTAGTGCTAGGGGGTAGCGAATGGCCGGTCTCGGCGCAACGCTCATCACGTTTCTCGCCCTCAACATTAATCCGCTCGGCTGATGTCAACTCGAATCTCGCGGCGCTCAACGGCGCGAGTGCTCCGTCGTTTACCACGATCACGGTGTCGGGCCTGGCGACGGTGGGCAAGCTGACGTCGGATGGCGGCAAGATCACCAGCGATGGCGCGGGCAACCTGTCCATCGTGGGACTAACCGCGACCGGCACGATCTCCGGCGCGATTGCTGCCACGGCACTCACGCTCAACGGCAACCCCGTCCCGATCACCGATACCGCCGGGCAGAAAATCTGGACGGGCACGACCGCGCCGAGCAGTCCAAACATCGGCGACATCTGGATTAAAGCGTAGGCGGTATACATGGGCACGAAGACATTCGGCAACACCAGCGCGCAGGCCGGTGACACCTACTACTCCACCGCCAACGGCACCTCGTGGGCCTCCGGTTCGACGGGCACCGCGCCGGAGGAGATGTACATCGACAACATCTACATCTACTGCGGCTCACACGATGGCGGCGCGAGTTCCTTCACCTTCGGCGTCTTCGACGGCAGCCTGAACCTGCTCTCCTCCACCGGCAGCTATTCGTACGGCACCGGCTACGGCTGGAATCATGGCTCGCTCGGCGCTGGCTCCTACTGCCATATCGCGTCCGGCGCGCTGTTCAAGGCCGGGTTCTTCGCCACGGGGCAGGGGTCGCAAATTCAGTGCGACACGAACACGACCAACGGCAGTTTCTACATCCAACTCAACACCAGCAGCCTGGGCAGCATGGGCGGGGCGATGCACGACACCGGCTCCGGCAACCTCCAGTGGTATGTCACGTATTTCCCGCACGCCACGATCTCCGGCCTGTCTTCGTCGAGCGGTACCGTTGGCCAGAACATCGCCGTCTACGGGCAAAGCTTCTCGGCGGGCATCGCGTCCGTCACGCTCTCCGGCGTCGGCTGCTCCTACTCGGTGCAGAGCGATAGCCAGTTGACCTTCACCGTGCCAGCGGGCGCGAACAGCGGCACGCTGACGGTCACGACCTACGCCGGTCAGGCGAGTTACAGCACGTTCTACGTCGTGCCGACCTTCAGCAGTCTGTCGGCGTCCAGCGGGCACACGGGCGATACCGTCTCGATCTACGGCACGGGCTTCGTCCAGGTCAACGGCGTCTATTTCAACGGCGTCGCTGCCAACTACAGCGTCATCAGCGACACGCAGATCAACGCCACCGTGCCTGCCGCCGCCACGACCGGCCCGATCCATATTGCCACGGCGGGCGGCAACGCCTACAGCGGCACGTTTAGCATCCTGCCCACCATCAGCGGCTTCAGTCCGACCAGCGGCGGCGTCGGCACGGCGGTGACGATCAACGGGTCGGGCTTCGCGGACGCCACGGGCGTGCAGTTTAACGGCACCGCCGCAGGCAGCGTGACGGTCAATTCGGACACCCAGATCACCGCCAGCGTGCCGTCGGGGGCCACCACTGGCCCGATCACGGTCACCGGCAATGGCGGCAGCGTCGCCAGCGGCACCAACTTCACCGTTGCCAGCGCCTACGTCTATCGCAACGTCAGCGGCACGAACGAGTGGGTGGACGCGTCCGAGGTCGCTGTCTACCGCAACGTCAGCGGCACGGACGAGATGGTCATCGCCACCGGCACGTACGTCTACCGCGATGTCAACGGCACGCCGCAATGGGTGATCGCATCATGAGGAGAGTGTATGGCTACCCAGCGTTCGCGTGGCCCGCGTCCACGCCCCACGCGCATCGCGTTTCAGCAGCGGCACCTGGCCGACGCCCGCGCGCGGCTGACGGTCATCGCCCTGACCGAGGACGCGTGGCAGCGCAGCGAGGAGGAGCGCGTGCAGGCTACCCTGCGCTCGCGTCAACTGGAACTGACCCACGAGTACCTGCTCAGTGACCTGACCTGGTGGCTGGCGCGCCAGTACCGGCTACATCCCGAACGGGGCGAGCAGTGGGAACTGGATCTGGAACACATGGAGCTGCGGCGTGTGGATGCGCCCGATCACCACGTGGATGCCGATGCAATGGCACCCAGTATCCGGCAGGACGCCCAGCAAAGTGAGTAGTGTATGTCTAGTACTCGCACGAGTAACCGGTCTGGTGCCTCTCCACCGGAACACTCGCTTGACCCGCATGAGGAGAGAGACATGCAGCCGGTCGCCACTATGTCCGATGTTATCGCCGCTATTGACCGCCTGGAGACCAAGCTCACGACCCGCCTAGACGCGATGGAACGCGCCTTTGACCAGCATCGGGAAAACCTGCCTGAGATGTACATGCCGCGCCGTGAGCTTGCCGCCATTCTGGACGGCATAAAAGACCAGAACGCTGCCAACGCCGTGCGCATTACCGCGCTGGAGGGGCATGTCGGATCGTTGCAGAAGGATACCGACACGCTCAGCATCACGCTGGCAAAAGATGTGGCCTCGTCCCGCCTGCAAGCCGTGCAGGAAAACAACGCCACGGCCAGGGAGGCGACCAGCCTCACCAACGCGCTGCGCGAACATTTCGATGCCCGTACGATTGCCATGTACTCGCTACTGGCGATTGTCCTGCTGCAAATCCTGCTCAGTTCCTTCGGCATCCCGCTCCACGTCAGCGTTAAGCCCTAGTCTGTTCGCATCGTGTAGTGTTCCCCGATATCTGCCCGCTAGTGCGCGGGCGAGGAGGCATGTCCATGTCTACGGCAACAGCCAGGGGCGCGGAGAAGGTCGCCGTGGTTCCGGCGCACCTCTACACGCCTGGCGGCATCTTCGATCACACTGGCTTTCACCTGCCGCTGGCGGTCTGGCAACCCCTGGCGCACCGGCTGCTCTCGCCCGCGCTGGTGAAGCTCATCAAGCACCTTGGCCCCGCGCACCCCGACGTGCAGGAGGCCGTCCACGCGCGGCTGCATGGCATCTGGCGCATTGACCGCTTTGACGCGCCGATTGAATACTATGCCGCCAAGGCGCTCGGCGTCGCGCAAGCCGACATCCAGGACTTCGCCGCGCTGCCCGCTGCCATCCGCGAGCAGGCCGACGCGCTCTTGAAGCGCAATCACCGGCCCGAAAGCAGCGCCTTTGAGGAAACGTTTGAGAACATCTTCCTGATCGTCGGTGTCCAGGCGCTCTGGAATCAGGCGGTCGGCTCCGGCACGGCCAACAGCAGCAGCGCGGCGGCGGGCGCGGACGCCTACTACAACAACGCCCAGGCGATGATCGGCGTGGGCGACAGCACGACGGCGGCGGCCAATACCGACACCGATCTGGACGCGACCACCAACAAGACCTACGTCGGCATGGACGCGTCCTACCCGTCGATCACCGGCGGCAGTTCGGAGAACATCGTCTTCCGCGCCACCTTCGGCACCTCCGCCGCGAACTACGGCTGGAACGAGTTCGTGGTCAACAACCGCAACGGCAGCAACAGCACCACCAGCGGCGGCTCGACGCTCGACCGCGTGGTCAGCAGTCAGGGCACGAAAGCGGTGGGTCAAACCTGGCAGCCGTCGCTGACCCTGACGATCAGTTAGTCCTCGGAGCATGTTCCCCGACCACTCGGCTCACGCAGCCAGGAGCAGCATATGGCTGGCAACGCGATTACCCCCGCCCAGATCGACCAGATGGCCGCGCAGGACGCCAACTGGCTCGGTCAAGTGCTGGCGCAGGTCGAGCGCCGCATCTACCAGTGGCAGACCAACTGCGGCACGGCGGCGCAACTCACCGCGCTGAACTACACCAACGCCGGCGACCAGACGCAAATTCTGCAACTCCTCGCCAACCTTCAGGCGATCAATGCGTGCATGACCGGCACGCAGACTGCCGCCAACACGCACGACATGCGCGTCGATTTCGCACAGCTTCAGGGCATCAGTTAGGATAGACCGGTATGGCCGAGACCACCATCGTCAGCGGGTCAGCGTGGAAGACGGGCATGCCCTCTTCCAACCAGACCTTCTACGCAGTCAACAGCGGGCGGTGGTGGACGTTCCAGGTCGGCGTGACCTCCAACACCATCACCACGTCCTACTACTGGAACGGCAGTTCGTGGGTCGCCAGCACCTCGCTGACGGACGCGACATGGGCACCTGGCAGCAACAATGACTGGTGCGCCGCGTATCTCAACATCGCCTCGACGGATGTGGTCTATCTCGTCGCCTACAGCGGCTACGTGATTCGCGCCGTCATCAGCGGGACGGCGGTCTCCTACGGCACGCGCGTCCAGTTTGCAGCCATCAATACTGGTACCGAGCCAAACGGGGTCGCGGCGGCGTTCGACAGCAGCAACAAGCTCTGGATAGTGTACGACGACTCTGGTGATTCGTACTACACTGTCTCCTCGACGGCGGAGACGGGCAGCAGCGGCATTACCGGCTATTCGGGCACATACAGTGCGTGGCCGTCCTACTCGAACTACGTCCACTCGCACGTGCTGCTGCCTATCAGCACCGGCATGCTGTTGCTCTCGGACGACTCGCAAAGCCCGCCGACCGGCGTCAACTACAACTACATCACCGCACCAGGCAACGTCACGCCAAGCGAGGTGTTCGCGACTGCGGTCACGATGCAGCCGGAGGACTGGGCGGCATGCAAGGTCTCCGATAGCGATGTCCACTGCGTGCGCATCACCGGTAGCAACACGTTTGAGCATCGCCGCTGGAACGGCACGTCGTGGAACGCGGGCCAGACCATCCCGACCCAGGCCGTGCTGGCGGGCGCGAACATCAACCTGGTCTCCGACGGCACGAATGTCTGGCTCATCTGCCTCAGTTCCGCCGCGGGCAATCCGGTCGTCTATGTCGAGTGGAGCGGCGGGGCGTGGGGCAGTTGGCAGACGCTTGAATCAACCAGTGCCACGCGGGACGGCGTTGTCTCCAGCCCGCAGGTCGCCAGCAACGCCATTCAGGTCGTCTGGACGGAAGGCAGCGCCAGCCCGTTCAGCGTCGCGGGCGAGCAGTTGCTCCTCAGCAACGGCCCGACCACGGTCACCGTTGCCGATAGCGCGGCGGGTGCGCAGAGCGTCACGCTGGCGACGGTCACGCTCAGTCTGGCGGACAGCGCGGCGGGAGCCGAGAGCAGCCTGGTCATCGGCCTGCCGCTGCCGGACGCAGGCACGGGCACGGAGCACCTGACGCTGGCTCCGGTCGCCATCGCGCTCGGTGACACGGCCTCCGGCTCCACCACGCCCAGCATCGCGGTCTCCGCGCCGGTCAGCGACAGCGCGGCGGGCAGCGCGTCCGTCGGCCTGGCCACGATCTCCGTGCCGCTCGGCGACGCGGCGGCGGGCAGCGACGCCATCACTGTCACGGCGACCATGTCCGTCGTGGATCGTGCCACGAGCAGCGATGCCGTGAGCCTTAACCTGATCACCTTCACCGTCGCCGATGCCGCGACGGGCCACGAGGTGCAGACGATCACCGTCACGCTCGCACCCCGTGACACGGCAGCGGGCAGCGAGGGCGTGAGCGTCCAGCAATCCGGCGTCACGACCGTCTCCGTCAGCGACAGCGCCAGCGAGCAGACCGTCGTGGCACTTGGCCCGATCACGCCTGGCGTGAGTGACAGCGCGACGGGTATGCAGGCGCTCGCGGTCTTCGTGCCGCTGGTGCTCAATGACACGGCCTCTGGCATGGATGTGATCGCACCGCTGGTGCGGACGACCGTCGCGGACAGCGCCACGGGCACCGACCAGCCCAGCATCACCGCCAGCGTGCCACTGTCACCCGACGCGGCGACCGGCACGCAGGGCGTCGTGCTGGCCACCGTCAATATCCCGCTCAGCGACCGTGCCGCTAGCGCGGAGGCGTTGACCGTCCAGATCGAGCCAGCAGCAGGCGATGCCGCTAGTGGCACGGAGCAGGTCAGTCTCGCGCCCGTCGCCATCGCGCTGGTGGAGAGCGCGACCGGCGCGACGCTGCAAGCCGTCACGGTCACGCCCAGCGTGCCCGCCGACGTGGCGAGCGGCACCGACCTCGTGTCCGTCATCCAGTTGAGCGTTGTACTGGTGCCCGTCAGCGACACGGCAACCGGCGCGGAAGCGGTGGTCTACACGCCGGTCACCTATGTCGCCGTGACGTTTGTCGCGCTCGACGGCAGCGCCACCTTTACCTGCGTCGATGGCCGCGCGACGTTTGCCGCGCTCGACGGCAGCGCGGTGTTCTACGCGTTAGATTAACTGTCGCTTCCGCGTAGCGCCTCCGGAGGCCCCTATGGCGATATCACCCTGGCCGGCTGGCCAGACGCAGCCACTGCAAGCGACGCTGGCCAATCAGGATGGCACGATTCCAAATCTCACCAATGGTGTGCCGTCGCTGCTGATCGTCAATGCGCGTACACGCGAGCAGACTATGGGAACGGGCACCTTCGGCGCGATCAACACCACGACCGGTACCGTGACCTACACATGGGGCGCGGGTGAGACGGCCACTGTCGGCGCGTACCGCCTGTACATCGTTGTGACGTTCCCCAATGGCTCCAACATCCTGTTTGGTCCCGTGATCTGGGACGTCACCTTGTGACGAGGTCATCCATGCAACCTCTGACGTACACCGTCGGCGCGCCCTACACGCTTGCGTCGGCCCAACTGGCCAGCAGCGGCTATGCCGACACGGCCAACGCCACCAGCATCGGCGTCGCCAGCGTGCCCACTGCGGCTCCAGCCCCGCTCACGCGCATCCTGCACGGCAGGCCACAGGCGGGCGACCTGCTCTTCTACAGCGGGCGCGGCTCCCTCGTCTCGCGGCTCATCCAGTGGTGGACGCACGGGCCGTATGTGCACTGCGAGGTCGCTCTGTCGGCGACCGAGGCGATTGGCGCGCTCACGTCCGGCATTGACCGGCACGCCATTCAGCCAGGGTTCGTCCTCGTGCGGACCAGCAGCGTGCTCCAGAGCATTGCATTACAAACCGCGCTGGGCTGGCTGGAGCGGCAGGTCGGACTGCGCTACGGTTGGCCGGATATTGGCGATAACATCATCAAGCGGCTGCTGCCGACGCACGGCCTGTTCTTGGTAGACCCCCACGCCTTTGACTGCTCGCACCTGTGTGCCGACTTCCTGGTCGAGGCCGCGTATCCCGACGCGCCGACGCTGTTTGCCAACCCCGAAGCTATTTCGCCCAACGGCCTGATGCGGGCGCTGGTGGACGAGGAGACACGCGCATGAGTACGGTACTCGCCCATGTCCACGAGACCACGGAAGGCGTCGCCACGGCAGAGTACACGCCACCCCATCCGCCGCGCAGCGAAACGCCGGAGTACGCCAAGGCGCACCGCTTTCTGGTCTATACCAAGAACAAGCCCTGCGAGGTGTGCGGCGTCACCCAGCGGACGTTGAAGAACCCCAAACGCAACCCGTTCGGGGCGACTGCTGTCGAGACCCACCATTTCCCCATAGAACGGTCGCTGGCCGACGCCTGCGATCCCGCCAAGGTACACGAGGACTTCCCGCAGGTCTACGACCGCGCGACGCTGATGGCGTTTGTGGACAGTCCGGCCAATCTGAAAGTGTTGTGCTCAGTCCATCATCGCAGTCCGGAGCACGGCATTCACCATCTGTTGCCGCAGGACTTTGCCGTGCAGCGGTACCTGCTGGACGGCTACGTCATCGCGGGCAAGCCCGCAGACGCCGCCACCATCGAAGCCACTGACGAACGAATCATGCAGGCCGACGGATTGGAGAACCCACCTGTCGCACCCACGCGTGCCCGCACGCCGCGCAGAGCATCCAGAGCACGCCGAGCGGCCAAGGCGAAAGGCGTGGGCGCATGATCGTGCCCGGCACCGCAGTGCGGCTAGCGCTGGTGCCGGTGGAGCAGATCGTCATCACCGAGCATCAGGCGCGCTACCCCGACCGTGTCCAGCATTACGTGCGATTGCTCTCCGATCCGGCAAATGTCGAGAACCATCCGGGCTTCATTCACCTGACGCCATATCGGGACGATCTGTTCACCATCCTCGATGGTCACCACCGCTATCTGGCAAGCATCATCTGCGGCCGGGCTGAAGTCCTCGCACTCATTCTCGTCGAGCCCGAGCACATCGTTCCGTCGACACTCAAGACAGGAGACCAGGTACCTGGTCCAAGCCCTGTCTGACCCAGCGCTACCCGACTCGCGCTCACCGGTGGCTACTCCTCCCTACCGGTGAGCAACCGTGCCCCACCACGGTTTCCGTGCGAGCCGGGTTTTCGTGCTGATGAAAGGATATGCGCATGGCGACCATCCTGCTCGTGCTGACCAGTCTGCTCGCGATCGTCGCGTGGGTGCTCTTCCTCAGGACACGCTTTCCAGCCCTGCGATACCGGGCGACACAGCTCTTCCTCGGATCGACGCCCAGTACACCGCAGCAGCCGGAGCCGGCAGAGTCATCGCCCGCGCCATCATCGCCACTGTTCACGCACATCCGCCATCCATACGTGCCGCGCAATGTCAACCACGTGCACGCGGCCGAGCGCCAGTCATTTAATCAGCGGCTGGCCGTCATCATCACCCGCGGCTTCGGCACGATGTGGGCCTTTTACGCGCTGGTCGCGTGGATGCTGGTCTGGATGACCCTCGCCACGGTCGGCATCTGGGTCTTTCGCAATGACCGCTACCCGTTCCCATTCCTGCTCTTCTGCTCGAACCTGATCCAACTCTGGGCTTTGCCGGTGCTCGCGGTAGGGCAAGCGGTCCTTGGACGTAAGGCCGAGCTCCAGGCGGATGAAACCTACCAGTCTACGCTGCGGATCCTGCACGACAGCGAGCAGATCATGCATCACCTGGCAGCACAGGACGTCGAAGCAGTTGCGCAACGAGAATTGCTCAAAAGCATCCAGACATATTTGCAATCATTACAGATACCACCCTCTGTCTCAGTGTCCGGCGTTGCAGATGCCAACTCGACATCGGCACCGACGGCCATGATCATCGCTGATCCCACTCTGCCTCTCGCTCGCTCTACCACCACGCGGAAGCGGCGGCGTAGAGTGGCCGCTGCTCAGACGTGATTGCCGGAAAGGACCCAAGCATGGCTCGTACGGTTGGTTTGTTCCTAGGTGCGGAAACGGCGAACTGGTCGCTTGCGCAATTCACCGATGCGGCACGACTCGCGCGGAGCCTCGGCTGCACGGAGCTGGCAGTCAAATGCGCTGACGGCTCTATCGTCTGGTACGCGTCGCAAGGAGGTCTCAGCGCCGTGCGTGCGGCCTGCCTCACCGGCGGGCTCGACATGATCCCCTACCTGTATAGCTACGGTGACAAGTTTGGTGCGCTGTCACAGGAAATCGCAGTCTGCAAGGAACTGATGCAGCTTCGGCCAGATCACGCGGCGATGGTGGATATGGAAGTCGAGTGGGACGGGCATGGCGACTGGGCAAAGGTGTGGAAGGATGCCATCGAGCCGGTGCCGAACAGCATCCTCTACCTTACGACCTGGGCCAACCCGGCAGCGCAGAACTGGCTCGACGTGATCGCTGCGATTCGTGATTGTGTGAACGTCTGGGTGCCGCAGGAATATGACACGTCCCTGGTCAGTGACGAAAGTCAGTACCCTTCCGGCCTCCATATGCAGCCTGCACTCAACTTGCCTGAGAGCTGGCCCGGCCCAAATGACCCAGTGGCAGCAGCCAAGACAGCCGTCGGCCGTGGCCACGACGGCGTGTGGCTGTGGGAGTACGGCCTCGCCGTCAGCAATGAGAATATCGTCCGGCAGATCGCCGCGGTACTCGGCAGTAGCGGGGCCGTGGCGAGTGGAAACAGCGGAAGCGAAGGGACAAACGCAGTGATCACGATCGACAGAGACGCGCAGGGCAACGTCATCGGCGCGCACGACGGTACGAAACACGTCGGGGAAGGGTTTGCCAATCTCATCCTCAACAAATGGGAGTCGGCCAGCATCGCCCTGCCGGAAACCTATCTGCCCGGAGGCAATGCGTCGATTGCGGCTCTCGGCGGTACGGAGATCCAGACGCTGGTCTGGAGCACCACTGATGGGGCACACGCCTATGGCGGCAATCCCCTGCGCAACGCCGTGATGAGCCTGGTAACTGCCTGGAACACGGCGCAGGCCAGCGCCAAGAGCGCGCAGGATGCCAACGCCTCACTTGCCGCGGCGCGCAACAACCTGGATGCGCAGCTCGCCGCGACCCAGCAGCAAATCGCGACGCTGCAACAGCAGCTCACTACCGCTCAGAGCGCTGCCACTCCTCCGGCGGATCCGAATGCGACGGCAGCGCTCAAAATCATTCAGGCGCTCAAAGCGCTAGAAAGTCAGATCGCATGACCATCACATCGCTTTCGGGCCTGCAGGATGCGCTCAGCACAGGAGCGCTCAGTGCAGGTGTCTCCGGCCTCCTGGTGCTCCTCGCGCCGCTCATCAACACGATCCCGGGCTTCCGCTCGAATGACAGTACACGCACCGTGCTCATGCGGATCCTGCTCTATGTACTGACGGTGGCAGCAATGCTCGCGCTGGCCTGGACGCAGAACATCGTCATTCCAAAGAGTACACTCCCGACCCTGCTGGGCGCGGCCGCCATCGGCGCGGGGGCGATGCACCTGTTCTACACGTCGATCAAGCAGCAGGGAGCAACGAGCACAGCCACATCACAGCCCGATGCGCTGACGCTCGCGCAGGACGCGGTGCAGACAGCACAGGCACTCGGCACACCCGCAAGCAAGTAGTCGCTTCTGGTAAAACGCGTCGAAAATATTCCGAGTACACGCCGCCCCGTGGGATCACTACCCATGGGGCGGTTTTGTCGTTCGGGCGAAGACCGGTCATAGTATGTGTGATTCGGCGACGGCGCAGCCCACCTGGCTGCCTATACTCTCTAATCGCTATACCAGAGTCCACCCTAGTCAGAACTCGTAGCGTTCAAGCGTTACTTCCCCGTTTTGCGCGATTAGGCGATGCCCGCCACCACAGTACAGGCAGCTAAACAGGTATTCCATGCGCTCGCTATGCGCGAACATGCCGCGCTTCTCCGGTCCTTTGCGCGGACCATCGAAGAGCACACGCTCTGCCGCCTCTACAAAGTCCTGCTTGAATTGCATCAGTCGTTCTTGGGTCTCTAGCTTGCACCGTGCGGGATCTATGCGACTGATCCAGAGCGCACATTCGCCCGTGCGCATCCAGAGCGCAGGGCGGACTCCTGTGGTTGTTTCCAATGGCAGTGAGCGCAACGCGCCACGATACTCTTTCTTGACGATGGAGAGCTGTCGTGTCCGCTCGACACCAATCACGCCGCACATGGTGCGGAACGGCACATACCGCTCTTTCCGGTTGCCCTTTGGATAGGCAACCGGCACGACCGCATTCCAACGCGGCAGAGTCAATTCTCCATACACGAACGTCTGTGCTGCAACTGCCATCAGGTACACCGGTTCCCTTCACTCATACAGATGCTATGCGGCTTTCTCCACACGCCGATGTACACCGGTTACCCCGCCGACTGATCGCGTTCGATGGGCTTGGGCTTGAGATATTCTTCTACTTCCTCGTCCCGCAGGTATGTGCCACGGAATCCCGGGATAGTGTAACCCGTAAGCCTGCCCTCTTTCACCTGCTCATACCACCAGTTGCGTTTGCCCCTGTCCCACTTAGCCGGCGCCTCCTCAATATGCGTATAGCCCGCTGGTACTGTCGGCATCATCGCACCTCTCACAACTGCACGCGAATGTACGCCAGTGTTTGACATTGTATGTAGTCATATGGCATTATCTGTCACAAGCCGGTTATTTGTCAATGAGTGAGAGGTGCGTCATGAGCGAAGCGGAGGCGGCACACGCGCCGTTACCTCCATGGTTCGAGAAGCTCCAGGATACCGTCTTTCTGAGCGCACTCATCCTGGCAGAGATGTTCGTCAATGGCCTGATGATGACTTACGGCATCGTGCCCAACATTAACGATCCGCGAAGCTGGGGAATCTTCGGCACCGTAGGCGTGGTGGTCATGTTCGCGGCGGGCATGCTGATGGGCGGTATGTCGGTGCGGTGCAGTAGCGCGTTCTTCCTGGCGGCAAAAGACCATGATTGGGGGTTCGCCGCGGCCAACCTGATTGGGCTTTTCATCTTCGGTATGCCGGAGATCTGGGCATCGCTGGTCGAGCGGTCAACTCACCTGCAGGTGAACGCGCCTGACCGGCTGGCGATGTCGGTCTTTGGCGCCACCAATTGGGCCGTCACTCCTACAACGGTTTTCATCTCCGTGGCCCTGCCATTCGCCGCGGCATACTGGGGCATCTCGTCGCGCAAAGCCCCGACAAAGACCATCGAGGAGATCGAGGCCGAGCGCGAGCGCAAGCTCGCGGAACAGCGGGCAAGGAACGACATCAATGCGCTCAAGATGGCGGGCAAACGACGTGCGGAGGAAGCGTATCAGCACCCCGAAATGGTGGATGCATCCCCCGTCATTGAGCAGGCCAATGCGATGACTGGTACACCGGATAGTCAGCCCGATACTGCGCCCGATACTACGCCCGATATGCCGCCGGATGGGAGCGACGATCCCACCGGCAAGCGTCGCCTCAAAGCCGTGGCAGGCAGCCAGTGGACACGCCACGAGCTGCAGGAGTATGCGCAGCGCAAATACGCGCAGAACATCAGTGACGAACAGGCGGTCGCTATGGTGCGGATGCTGGGCAATGGCCGGCGTATGGGCCGTGCTTATGTGGCGCATAAGAAGTCGGTGATGGCCGCGATCGACCGCCAGTATGCCCGTGCAACGGTAGAGGCCAATGCGGCGGGATAGTGTAACCGCATAGCGTAGTGATCGGCGACGGGCCCATGCGGCCGGATTGCCTCGCATGGGCCTCGTTGCTTAGTCCTCATCGGGCTTGGGTACCAGCCCCCAAGGCACCGTATCGTCCGACCCACAGCGGGGGCATTGTGTCGGGTCCACCTCGTCGATCGGGCCAAGATCAATCACCCCTTTGCCCCGGCTCTGCCCCACGCGACCGAACAGGTTCAGGCAGGACACGCACTTGAAGAGTATGGCGACCTTGTCGCCGGATTGCGCCGTCATCTTCCCCTCCCGTGCCGGACTAGTCAAACCGGCAATCCGTATCCATAACGTAGAGCTCACAGCCGTCATCGAAGCGCACCAGAAGCGTCGCGTGCGGCCCGTCATCCGGAAACATGCCGACGGCAGTACACCGCTGACCCAGATGGTCAAGTACGGCGCACAGGGTATCGAAGTCGTAATCGCCCCACGTCGTCATCGGGCAGCCAGCCAGCGCCACATCAAAGTCTTCCGGTGTGGTCAGCACGCGCCCGTCATCGAGCGTCCATTGGGTGAGCACACCCTGCGCGCCCTGCACGCGTTTCGTCTGTATCCCGTCGTTCGGACCGAACGTCATGGCCGTACCCTCCCGCAGTGGGGGGGATCCCCCCCACCGGCTCTCTCTAGAAGATCGTGTGCTCGGATGCGAGCGTCGCATGCACCAGTGCACGATGCTTGCACATGAGGTCATGCTCGCCAGCAGGGCACGAGCAGAACAGCCGCTCACCTGTCACCAGTACGATGTACTGCTTGCCGTGGCCCGAGGCCGAATTGACGAAGAAGAACTGGTTGCCCGTCTCGCGGATGTAGCCGCGACCGGCGATCGTGACATTCTGCTCAATGGCGCGATAGAGCGCGCGAGCGAGTTGGCGTTTGACCTCTGGCGTCAGTTCTTTCATGTTGTCCTCATACCTGCCATTGCAAGTTAACTACTATCAGTTCTTACATATAACTATTCCGGCAGTCCCACCCAAAACCGGAAAGTAAACTTGTGGTAAGATAGCGGGATAAGAAAACTGCGTTATCTGTGCGTCCGCCGCATGGGTTACGAGATGGGCGGGAGGGCATCCAAGTGGCACGACAGCGTAAGACGCTCAAAGAACTGCGTATCGAACGAGGCTGGTCACGGGAGAAGGTGGCCGCGTCAGTGCATGTGAGTCTCACGACGATCGCGAGCCTGGAGACGGGCAAGCATGAGCCGCGGATGGGCTTGGCCTGTGAGCTGGCCGAGCTCTTCGGAGTGGGCCTGGATGATGTGGCGTGGCCGGTTCAGCAACGGGGAAAACGTGAGGAATAGGTGGGGCGCACAACCACAGAGCACCAATGAATTGCCGAGCTGACTGTCCGCCACTGCAGGGGTAGGACTACGTGTTCTGTGGTAGCCGCCATACTGGGCAGTAAGCACACCGAAAGCAGGGCACATGGCGGCTACCAGGCTGATTTATCTCTCTACTCGGGACAGCTGGACGAGCAATTCGAGTGAGCGGGCGATCGCCCGCTGGTGCTTGACTTCTACACGTGCTTGTACCATCTGAGCTTCCGCTTTCGCCAGCTCCCGTTCCAGCCGAGCAACGTCTGCTGACCCTACAACCGGTTTGCTGGCGCTCTCTGGCAATTCTCGCTCTTGTGTAGATTCATGCTGTTCGTTGTCTTCAGCGCGCTCCAGTTCGTCTCGTGCGAGTTGCAGAGCTTCTCGCTTTGCCTTCACCCCGGGTTCATCTTCGGCAAGCGCACGTAAAGTGCCCTGAGCTGGTGGTTTCTGACCTCTACTCTCGTAGCTCTTTACCAATCGCGCTGTTGCCTCTGTGCGTGCCTGCCGATAATCCTCATCTGCTCGCTCGACTTTTCTTTCGGCGTGAGCGATGGCCGCACTGCTTGGAGCGCCGAAGCGACGATATGCAAGGAATCTGCTCGAATGGGAGTTGGTGACATCATTTGCCGCGCTGGACGCGAGTTCTCTCTGTTGTTCAAGCCGTGATTCGAGATCGTCAACCGTTGCTCGCGCTTGCTCTAACACTAAAAGCGCCTGCTTGTATGCGACTGGCCATGCTTCGATACGACGCCATAATTCTGCGAACCGTTCGTTCTCTGCCATAGTTATTTGTCCTCCGCTGTGGATGGCGCGTTCATTGTAGCATACATGCAGCAAAATGATGACTCAGAGGAAATGCCTGCATCGTGAGGCACGTCGAGTGGCGCCTACAGCAGTTTTTATCGATTGCTGGATGTAGACAGTCAAATGGCCCCTTCGCCATTACCACGTCGCTTCCCCGCTCTCTAATCGCCTATTTTGCTGCGTGCTCATGATGTACGAGTCGTTACCATCTGCCAGCTTGTGAAATATTTGTGATATTTGTGTTGCATTTTGCAGAAACATGCGGTACAGTTGTTCTATCGCTGGTGACCAGCGCGCCGCAAGGTCGACCGTGTGAAATGAGGTACAGGCTGCATGGTTATGACTCGCGAAGAGTTCATCGCACTCCTGACTCCGAGGCAAATCAGCTTCTTCTCCTCTGCCATTCGTGGCGGATTGGCGGTCTACGCCAATCCGAACAACTATAGTCCAGAGGCATTGCGTGACCACAGCAAGTCAGTGCGCGCTCAGGTCCGCAACGCGCACATCGTCAGCGAGGCACGGCGCCTCATTGCGGCCGAACCGGATCTGGGCATACAGGAGCGCAAGATCCATCTTCGGACACTCTTCCAGGTTAGTTCGCAGGCTTTTGTTTCCTTCAAGCGACTTGATGAAGCGCTGCGTGGTCACAACTACCAGACATACCAGGCCAAGCAGTTCAACCGTCAGCTGTGGCCAGCTGACGCGCAGACAATCAAGTCCGGTGGGAATGGTGCCGGAGATGTCCTGCTGCGCCCCTCTCTGTGGACTCGCAGCGTCCTTCCCGATATGATCAACGTTTGGGCTGGTTACCGACCAGATTCCACAGAGACCCGGTTCGACTACTACATTGTGTGTCCAGATGGCGAAGCAAACGCCTGGGAGTGGCAGCTTTCGGAGGCGGATATCGCGGAACTGACAGCTGCGTCGCGTCCCGGAGAGACAGAAGCGGCGAAGAAGATACGCCGCAGAGTCATTCCACGCAAAGATGCAACAAAGAAGCAGGCGACAGATGGATCTTTGGAGTAACCAAGAAGCAAAATTCAACGGGCGCATGCTGGTGCTTGCTCGCGAGTCGCGGGGCATATCCCAGAAGCAGCTCGCGGATGCGCTTGGGGTGCCACAGAGCCGTATCTCAATGATTGAAATGGAACTGCGACCTGTCCCTAACGAGCTTCTGGATCAGTTCTGCGAAAGGCTGCACTATCCGCGGGAGTTCTTCTTTCAACACAGTAGCCTCGCCGGCGTGGGGATCGCGGAAGTATTTCACCGTAAGCGCGCTCGTGTGTCCAGACCGGTACTCGCGCAGATCTATGCGCAGATCGAGATTCGCTTCCTGCATCTCGACGTACTGCTCAGGTCTGTGGATATTGAGTGCAGTGTGCCGCATCTCGACATTCAGGACTTCCAGGGGTACGCGGATGAGGCTGCGCGCGTAGTGCGTACCAAATTGGGCCTGCCACGCGGGCCCATCGCCAATTTGACCGAAGTACTCGAGGACGCTGGGATCATCGTGATTCCGTTCGACTTTGGCACCAGAGAAGTGGATGCCATCAGTCGATGGGTTACGACGTTGTCACCGGTGGTGTTCGTGAATACGGAGAGCCCTACGGATCGGCTTCGCTTTTCACTGGCGCACGAACTTGGGCACCTGGTCATGCACGATCTGCCGACTCCGGAAATGGAGGAGGAAGCCGACGCATTTGCGGAGGAGTTTCTTATGCCAGAGCGAGATATTCGGCATGAATTGCAAGATCTAGATCTCGCACGGTTGGCGATACTGAAGAAGTATTGGCGCGTATCCATGGCTGCACTCCTCGTAAGAGCGCGTACGCTTGAAACCATTACGGCCAATCAGGCTCGCTATCTATGGCAGAAGATGAGTCAGGCAGGCTATAGACTGCGCGAGCCGGTCGAGCTCGATGCCGCAACCGAGGTGCCGAGTCTGCTACGCGAGCTGGTTCAGGTCTACCTGCGGGACCTGGGCTATACAACGGATGATTTGGGTCGAGTTGTAAAATTGTTCCCTGATGAGTTGAAAGACACATACCTCCGAGTACCGGGCAACAAGTCATTGCACGTGGTATAGGACCAAGGAGATCAGGCGTGACTGATCCGTTTCAGGAACTTGCTAATGCTGCCGTCTCTGCTGCCATCGGTGCGGTGGCAAAGGAGGTTATATCTCCAGGTGTATCTTGGGTCCGAGGACGATTCGGTAAACAGTCCAATATCGCCAAACGTGAGGCCGCATCCAATGTAGACGACTTCTTGCATGAGCTGGTTCCGCGCATACAGGCACTTGAAGACTCAAGTCAGGAACTCAAGAAGCGTGTCGACACGGTAGCAACTCATCCCGACTTCATCGTCCTCATGCAGCGCACGTTTGAAAGTGCCGCACAGACCAATAGGCACGAGAAGCACGTGCTTCTCGCCGAGTTAGTATCCGCTCGCCTGCAAGTAACTGACGAAGACATGACGATTGCTCGGACGTGTGATATCGCTTGTGAGGCTATCGCTCACCTTACCAGTAAACAGATTAAACTACTGGGACTACTATACACACTGAACCATATGCAATTCATCCCGCCTCATCAGGACATGGGAGAGGAACTGATAAGAAGTCTCGAACTCAGCTGGGTGGACGCAGTGCTTGGGCCGTATAGTGATGTTCATTGCACTCCGTTGGATCGCATGCATCTTGACTCGGTGGGCTGCCTTAGCGCTCAGCACGGCATGATTCTATCGCATAGCCTTCAGTCCAGAATTGCATCGGCAACGTCACCAGAATTCCTGTACGACCAGTTTCGACAAACACCACTAGGTATTTGGTTGTTCGAGACTTATGAGGGGCAGCGCCAGTAGAAGATACCAAAGAGCCAGGTGAAGAGGACAAAACGGAGGAGCTTATTATCCGACTGCTCCTTGATGATGATAACCGTAGGTTTGCTCTCATTATCCGCCACAGTAGCCTCCACTTCACTAGCAAATTATCATATTGCTAGTGTATCACAGCAGTAAAGCAACACCACTGCAACTCTCGGACCGGCCGGGGTATCTCATAAATCGCTGGTGAGAAACGTCAAGTGTGCACTCCAGCGAAGGCTGGAGTGACCGGACCTGCTACCACATACTGTATTCCCCCGACCTGATCGCGGGGTTGTACTTCGACAGCAAAAAAACGTGTAGATGCTAGACGCATCATAGATTGATCTCATGAGCGCGGTCAGGATAGAGTGTCCGACCTGTGGGCGGGTGAGCCGAATCGTCATCCCGCGTTAGAGCGGGTGGGTGATGAATGGTCGCAATCTTGCGATACATCGCAGCGATGTGATAGCGCGTTGCTGTTGACGCGTCGTGATAGTATGAAGCGACACCAGTGATTGGCGAGACGATAGAGGAGAGTCGATATGGCGAGGCTGCGTGAGCGCGAAAACCAACTCCTGCGCTCTTCCAAGGGCGGCACTGGCCACGCGACCAAGGGCACACAGAAGCATGAGGTACGAGCTGGTCACGTTGGGGTGTCTTCCATGACCTATGCTCGCATGTCCAAGAATGCCCAGGCATTCCTCCTGCAGATGGACGCTAATCCGCACATCAAGGCTGTGATGCGCGACCTGGCTGATAAGTAGTCATGTCTTCAGGTCGTTTTAGCCGCCAGGGGCGCCGTACGTTTTCACGTGTGGCGCCCTTTCCGTTGCCGCTCGATGTATCGTATGCCGATGCGTGCGAGGATGTCATGGGCCAACTCTGTCACGACATCGAAGGCTTCCACGAGTTCATTGTGGACCAATTTGGTGGCGTGCCTGGAATACGGTCACAAAGCCAACTGGAGGCAGCCATAGCGCGACCGTTTGTGAGTTTCGGGCTGCAAAGTGTCTATTCTACTGGCGTCGAGCAGGCCAGCGCGCTTGCATATGCACTCGTCCAGAATCATCCGTTTGTCGACGGCAACAAACGCACGGCTCTCTACAGTTGTCTCTATTTTCTCCAGCAGTGCGGGTACTGGCGGCATGAACTCTATCTCACTCGGCACGAGTCCCAGTCTCTAGAGAAGCTTATCCTCATGATTGCGCGCGAGGGCGAGGACATCCAAAAGCGGCGCATCCATGCACGATACGAAAATCATGATCTTGCCGTGGCACTAGACCAAATCCTTGCCGGATCGCGCAATCGTCGACCCGTCAACAGACGTCTACGCAATGGAATATTCAGGCCGCTTCTGCATATTTTTCGCTCGCATGAATAAAAGCGAATAAAATGCGGCCGCGGCTGATTCTGCAGAATCAGCCGCGGATATCACAGATATTTTACATGGCGCCAAGCAAGGCTCATCTAGAACACGCTGGATGGCTGGCTCCTTCATCTGCCCCCGGCGCAATGATCGCTAACTCAGCTTGCGCGGGAACTGGAGAGGAACAGTGTGCTCCCGCTCACTATCGCTGATGACATCACCGCCGCCATTTCCTGGCCGTCCGGCATGTCGTTCAAGAATTTGCCGAACGCGCACTACTGACAGACAGTACTCTGCAGCGATCTTCTGGTAGTCAATATCTTTCTTATCTGGCGTCGGGAACAGCAGCTCAGCCATCTTCCTCACCGCTCGTGGCTTCTCGACAGGCACCTCGATTGGCTCATGCTTTCTCCATCCCTTGAGGCTGAGCTGTTCAAAAAGGTAACGGTACTGTCGATCAGTGATGAGGCTAAGGTCGTCATCGTGCGCACGATGAATGAGTGCTTGGATGGATACTCCCCAGCGCAACTTTAGGGATGCTATTCCCGTTAGAGTGATCGGTGATATCAACTCCTCGCGCATCGCTTCTGCCGGTAGTAGGAGCTCAGCAGCGAACCTGTTTGCTTCAGTGTTAAACGCGTGCCACTGTCCTCTGACTGCTTGGTGCAATACTAGATGTCCCAACTCGTGCGCAATTGTGTACCGCAATCGATCGCCAGAAACATTGCCGAACACCACCACGACGGGCCGGCGCGTCTCTGTGCCGGCCCATGCAGAATATGCATCAAGCTCAGGATGTGAAAACGGCGCAGCCAGCACCAGCACGCCAGCTCGCTCCGCAGCATGAATCAAGTTGGTAATCGGCGCTCCTGGAGAAATCCCCATGACGTTGCGTGTGAAGTGTGCTGCAGTAACGATATCCACCGACTCCTCGGCAAATTGCGGTAGGCGCGGCGGAATCACGCGGAGCTTCGATGCCATGCGTTCAGCCATCTCAAAGAGCACTTCGCCGTATCGAAATGCCTGAGATCGAAGCGTGGAGGGCATGGATGTGCGAGCGCGAAACAGAAGCGAGCCCTCCGGAAAGTCGGGAGGATTCCCTTGGCTAAAGAAGGGAGGCGGGAATCCTGTCGCTAAAGCAATCTTGCCCAACAGCTCATCAGATGGCTCAAACCGTCCCATTTCGATGTATGCTATGGTGGACTGACTTACCTGTACGATATCAGCCAACACCGATTGTGTAAGCCCGCAAAACTCGCGGGCCTGTTTGACCCTGCTGCCATTAATCATCCTGGTCGCTCTGTAAATGTTCAGAGGCTACGTCAGGCATGTTCGACTCTGGTAAGCCAATCCCTTCGAGGTCGTCTTGATCGTCAACAATATCTGACTGGACTGGCATTTGCGACGTGAATATATCTGGTAGCCTGACGCGCCATATCCAATACTGCTCTCCCTTGCGCACGTCGCCTGTCTTTGGCTTCAGCATTTCGATCGACGACAGGTTCTGCTTGCCGTCGAGTTGCCACAACAACGCCACATTGCGCAGAACTGGTCCCATTTTGTCGAGGTCTGGGAACTGAAGTCTCAGCTGGATGATTTGACGACAGAAGACTTTGCGTCTGAGCGTTTGAGCACGTGGCATCTCGCCGTCAACCGCTTTCCATGATTTCATGTGTGCCCCAGCAACAAGGAAGCTGAGACCACTGCCATTCACTTTCTCTTGCACAAAGTCTATCAGGTCATGACCTTTGGCATGGAGATATTCATTTGCGCTCCAACGCAATATGTGAGCAAACAGACCGTGATCACTTGCTCCGTGGTGAGTTTCGAAGAATTCGCGTGCGACGTGCGCACCATATTCCAGTGCTTCGCGGAACAGTTGCAAAAATTCCTGATACTGTTCCAGCGTGGCTTGTGCGTCTGGGATCTCATCCGGCAGACTCGCGAGACTCATGGGCGGGGTGGGTCCTGCTGAGTGGTACGGTAAATCAGTAGTCATATTATGACAGCCTGATTACCACCAGTCAAGGGGCAACGACGGCACAGTGAGCCGGCTTGGGAACATTGGTACGAAAATCCTATCCTGAGTACTCATGCTGAACTCGTCGTCTCACGTCGTCTCTCCTCATCACGCGGCCATCATCCGGCGCGCCCCGGCAGGAGTCCCACCGGGGCACACTATGCCTCACCCTGCAATCATCCGTCGCAGCCGTTCCACCTCGGCCAGCAGAAACGGCACATCATCGCGGGCACAGGCGATGAACTCAGCGTTGGCAACGTGCTGAGCCAAGGAACGGTCTAGACACATTTCGGCAATCGTGTAGCCAGTGCTGCCAATCAGATATTGCGGGTACCCCCACTGGGATATGGCATGGAATATCCACGGTCCCGGCGTCGCCTTCTCCGCGCGTTCCCGTATCTCCGCCAGACGTTCATCGCTCATCGGCTCAGTCATCGCTCGCCTCGTCATCCTCTAGCATCGCAAAGGTGCCAGCTTCCAGATCGGCAATCATCCGGTCTCGCCGCTCATCGGTATACCCTTCAGACCTCAGCGTCAGAACCTTCAGAGTGACGCTGAAGGTTACATTCAACCAGGCTTACGTGTCCGGCGACGGAGATCCAGGCGGGTTGCGTTCCTGCCGCATAATCGTCTGCCGCCTGCTGTGCCTCGCGTTCGCTCGTGTAGTAGATGCCAAACCCATCAGCATTCGTCACCACACGCGGCGTATTGGGATCGCCATAGTACGCAACGCACCAGTTTGAGCCCCGTGTCCCAAAGCGATAGCTCGCGAAAAGTCTTTGCTCAGGCATCTTGAAAGCCCGCTTGGCCTTTCTATCGATAGCTCACGCTATTGCGTGCCAGCAGTTCGTGACGGACGAGGCAGCAGACGGTCACACGACGTCCATCACGCAGTGTCAGCACACGTACCAAGCGCCCTGGCCCCGCGTGGCAGTGCTTACAGCACGTGGTGCGGGGTCCGACGAGCCCTTCACGAATGAGCCTCTGACAGTCGGTCTGCTGCGGCTGTTCGAGGTTGCCTTCGCTCGCGTCGCTCACGCTCTCCCCCTTGTGATCCGTAGCGTGCTACGGCTTGCCGTTTACCTGATAGGCTCCGTGGCTGTAGCCGTTCACCGTCGCCTGCTGAACGCTGGATGAATCGTTGGCGTCCGGCACGATGGTCATGAGCACGTCCCGTTCGCCGGCTGGCAGAGTCGCCACCTCACGAGCGGGAATCACCCGTTGCTGCTGACCTGTCAGCGGGCAGACGAGCACATACTGCTGGAGGGAGTGGTTGAATGTGCCGACATATCTGCGGCCACAATGCTCGCAATACAGATAGCGTCTGAGACTGTCTTTCATCGTGTCTGCTCTCTTTGCCACTGACGTTCGAAGCGTAGACGCGCCTTGTAGATCCGATTGGCGATTCGCCGATGTGCACGTCGGCGCGCGGGGTACCTGGCCGCCCATGCCCGCGCTCGTGCCAAGTCCTGCTCTGGATGCGCGTGGTAGCGTTCACGGACATACGCTTTACGACATTCACGGCACCAGTTGTCGTAACCGTCTCCCTGTTTGCTGGGGTAGAACTGTTCCAGTGGCATGAACAGGCAACAGTGCCCGCACCAGCGCTCGCCTTCCGCATTGAAGCGTGCCAATGGGTTACGCGGTCTGCCCATCTGTGCCATCCGTTATCCCTCCACCACCCGTACCTGGTCGATATCCACCCAGTGACGGGAAGCCAGTGCATCCGTGCGCTCGCTCCACTCAACCAACAGCACGCCCTCGCGTGCTCGCCCGCAATCCATCCGGCCCACATATGCCCAGATCCCGTCACGGCCCATCACCAGTAGCTGCGCATCTGGTGATGGCACTCCACGCAGCGGCTTGGTCTTGCGCGTCGTGGGTGTCACCCAGAGCGGCGGCTGGACGGTGTGACTGAAAGGATTGCGCCGCCTCATCAGTGCTGCTCCACCGGAATGGGCAGCCAGCGCAGCTGGAGTCGCTTCAGTGCCGCCACTTCCGCCGCCAGGAGAATCGTGCCGTCCGCCATTTCGCACAACGTGTCGGGCGGCAAATCTTCAACCTGCAGGACGGGTATCTGCGCACATGGTGGCTCTGGCTCGGCCCCTGACTCGGAGGCCAGTTCAGGTGCGGGCTCAGCAATCAGTTCGGCGCATGGTGCCGGATCCGGCTCGGAAACGGACGCTGGCGCAGGTTCCACGTCGGGTTGTGGCGCGGACTTCGCCGGGCGTTCACGCCACACCAGCCACGCAAACCACATGGTCACCAGGAACACCTCACCGAAGAAGAACACCGTCACCACCCGCCCGACAGCCAACAGGGAATCCAGCATGAAGCACCTCCGTGTACGCGATGTCCTCCTACGGGACAGCACGAGCGGCTTAAAATGGCGGCTCATCGTCGTTAGCCACCGACCGTGCGGCCTGTTCGGCTTGCCACTGCTCGAGCGCCACGAGCAGCTTCTGGAAGTTGTTTTTGCTCAGATGGAGAGCGACTTCCGGGCACTCGCTGTCGTTGGTCAGGCGCCAGATCTCAACGCTGCCATTAGCATCGAAACTGACCGCCAGGATCGTGCGGTTATAGCTGGCCCCGCTGCAGTCGAGCAGGATCGTGCGGCGAGATGAGTAGTCCTCAATGACGGTGAACTGCGGCGCTGGTTCCAGAGCCGGTCCCACTTCAGGCGCAAATGCGATCGCGGCTTCTACACGCTCGACCGCTTCGCCTGCGCTTGCGGTCGCGTTATCTGCCTGCAGCTCATCCCATTCGGCGATCATCTCCAGCAGCACTTGCTGCAGATTGCCGTTGTCGATGTCACTGCGAGCCCACACGTCATCGGGCCGCTGGATGCGCCAGTCGCCAAGGTTGCGCAGCTGCCAGCGACCGCCACGGTCGAACGTGGCCACAGCGCCGACACCTGGGCCGACGAATTCGAGAGTGATGCCCAGCGCATTCCAGATCTCGCTCTGCAGCGCCTCACTGAGTTGCACGTTGAGGTTATCGATGGCCTCTGTCTGCACTCGCTTGTACGCTTCTTCACGCTCACGCTTGTACGCCTCTTCACGTTCGCGCTTGGCAGCCGCGGCGTTGGCGATCGCGCTCTCCAGGTCGAATGAGGTCTCGGTGGTTTCTGTGCTCACGGTACTCGTCTCCTCGTCTCGCTGATACTTCATCCCTGCCGGCCATCGTGCCGGCTTGACGCGTGTGTAGTCAGATCGCGTATCCGGCGTTGTATTCGGAGAAGCGCGTGTGTGCAGGCTTGTGTCGAGTGCGGCGGGGCGCTGCAGATCGCTTCGACACTGGAGGATGAGTCATCTGCTGGATGGGCTTTGGGAACGGCACCGCGGCGTAGTGACATGGGCGGCCGAAGCGATCACGCGTCACCTCTATGGTGTAGCCGGCCTCAGCGATCCGGCAGCGCACCTCCGCCGCGAAGATCTCCGCCTCGCGTGCGAGCACGTCTGGATCGTGTCGTCGCGCGCTACGACGCGCACGCCAGGCATGAACGCGTGCCATGAAACGTGCGATCGCCAGGTCGACTGCTGCACCGGCCCCCAGTACCAGCGCCGCACTCATGACCGTCTGCATATTGGCCTCCTTTCGCCAGTTTATTCCTCTGACGTTATCACACATTCCTTCAGGGGAAAGCACAAGGAGTAAAAAAAGGCGCATCGCGCTGTTGACTCCACTATAGCCCGCCTGGCAATCCCCTTAAGCACTCCGCGCCGTCTGCCGCCGGCGCAAGGCTTCGCGCAGCTTGGCGAGCATCTCCTCGGGGATGTTTCCGTTCGCATCCAGCGTGCAACCAACCTGCGGAAGGTCGCGCAGATATCTTCCGACGCCCCAGAGGACCGCGCAGCGCTTCAATGTATCGGACACACATCCCTTGCTCGGCTCCCAGTTGGACGCGGTACCGATGTCTGACTTGCTCACATGAAAGATGGTGAGCGTACCCTTCGCGACACGTACCTCTGTGTCTACCACGAGTGGCTGCCAGTCAAAGGACCAATTGCCAGCGCCAACCGCCTGGTCGAGACGGTCCATCACGGCCGCAGCGGAGATGTAGGCAACGAGCTGCACGTGCTTATTCGCACCACCCTTGCCCGTGGCTGCGCGCCACTCGACTTCCGCTGGCTCAAACGGCGCCGCCAGTGCGCCCTGTATAGCTGTCCAGTCGACTACTTGATCCACCGTCCGTCCTCCAATCAGAACCACCAGAACCACCAGCGGCGCGCTCGCGGATACGCGTGGCGGACCGCATAACGGGTGCTGGCTCGCAACAGATAACGTCCAAGGCCCATCTCATTCAGCCTTTCTACGCTGCTCGATGAAGCAGGCGCCGTGCGTGCTGCTCCATGCGCTGAGCCCGCGCGTACCAGTGGGAAATGAGGCTCTTCAACCACGCTGCCTCAGCACGCTCAGTCGCTGTCCCTTCCGCCCTGGCCCACACGTCATAGGCGTTCGCTTGCGCCAGCATGCCAGCCAGTTTCTCAAGACCACGCAGGATGCGGTCGTAGCGATCACGAGGATACACCGCAGTGCGATCGTCGGCCTGTCGCGCGGCTTTAGCGGCACATACCGGCCCCATGCCAGCGGCAATGTGATCAGGATTGCTCATGGGCCGGTGACAAATCCTACAGCGTGCCATCTCGATCGCCTCCGTTCTCTAACGCCCTTCATCCTCCTTATTGTACACTATTGAGCAAATAACTGTCAAGTATTTGTCAATATAACATGATTATTTCGTGCAAGTCCGTGTTATACTTGCGTCAAGTGTAACGCAACCGCCGAATGGAGGAATAGATGCCGCGATCGAGGGGATTCGAGCTGCCGCTCTTGAGCAAATGGCGCACATACCGCGTGATGAGCATGACCGAGCTGGCAGAGCGCAGCGGACTGGCGCTGAGCGTGATCTCTCGCCTGGAGCATGGCGCCCGGGCCAGCACACCAACGATTGACAAGCTTTGCCAGGCGCTCGACATCAACCGCCAGCAGCTGCTCCATGAGGATCCCACCACCCCAAAACCTGAAGCCGCGGCCTAGCGTCGCGGCATTCCGCCCGAAGCGTCAACGAACACCCTCCGGTTCTCCTGGAGCGCGTGCTCGATCTCACGCCGGCGCTGCCCTCGGCCAATGAGTGCGTGTCGGACCTCCTCAGTCTCTTGACAGATGCGGCACGTAGGCTCATGTGCGAGCTGGCGCACGACGATCGTCCCGCCCGCCGCCTCACCCACGAAACGCGCAGACCGCCAGTGCACATGCTGCGGGGCGAGCGAAGCTGCTACACCCAATAGGCAGCCGCGCAACTGCTCGCCCCGCAGCAGATCCACCGGGCGCACATCCGGCGCGGCGAGCCGCTCGAGCACACGCAAGGCGAGGAGCACTCGCGGTGGTGTGTTCGGGCTATGGTTCATGCAGCCCACGACCAGCAACTGCCGGTCGGCGTGCGGCTCGATTCCTCCGTAGTGCCACAGCTCGGCATCACTGGCGAACTGCAGATACACCTGGTATGTTCTGCGAGCAATGCTCAGCGCGAGGTCGAGCGCATCGAGTGTTGTTTCTGCTTCCGCCTGCAGGTCCCGCATGAGGTGCGCGGGCTGCCGCCCACGTCTGTCTCCACCTGGATGATGACGCCGTCTCTTTCTCGTCATCGCCTCACCCTTGCCGCTATGCGTGTCATGCTCTACTGCGTCATGTTACGCGTAACATGATAAGAACGCAACAGATAGCCCGAATGTCATGTCATGCGTAACATGGTCGTGTCATCCGTCACACCATGGTGTAGACTGACACACAACGGACACATCCGTACAAGTATAGAAGAGGGATCTCATGCCCGACATGCCTACAGCGGTTGACCAACAAGCGATGGACCAGCACGTGCCGGCGCGTCATCTCTCGGAGGAGCAGATGCAGTTGTGGCGGGCGTGGTTGCGCGCGCAACTCATCCGCCACCAGTACGCCGCGCTCGGACCTGGCAACAAAGTCCGCTACTACCTGAGCGCGCTCGCGCGTGACATCCCCGAAGCGCTGCGACGCAGGGGCGAGGAGAATCCCACGCCGGTCTCGATCGAGACACTGCGCAATGTGATCTATCGCTCGGCGATTCCGACACACAATACCGCGCGAGGTCTGGCCGCGGTCTTCGGCATATCTGAGATCGCGATCCTGCTGCGCTCAGGCCAGCTCGACTGGGACGCTGTTACGCCACTGCTGGGACCCGCACCAGCACTCCTGCGTTCCGAAGAAGAACATCAGCGTACACTGGAACGCTTGCAGACGGACATGCCGGACCCGGCCTTCCGCGCGCAAATTGCCAATCTCCTCGATCGCGAGTGGCGCTTCAGCCAGTGGCTCGCGGCCAAGCTCAGATGGTTGGGGATCTCCGAGGCGGAGTGGGAGGCAATCCGGCAGGACTTGAACAGCCCGGCCGGCAGGCGGCGCCTTAGCCGGGCTCTCTTCGCCCCAGACGCCGCCACCGACCATGAGGACAATGAGAACGATGAGGATGACCCAGCCCTGCCGGACGAGTTTTTTGATCGGTCTAAAAATACTAGGTAAAACTACGTAGCAGCCGGCCCTACCGGGAATGCACGAACTTTGTCCACTTGCCCGTACACAGGCAGTGTGCTATTGTGCCGCCATCAGGATTTGATGAGCTCACTACGGGAAGGAGACGAGCGCAATGGCAACATTGCACGCGTGGCCCGGTGGCGATGACTTCGACGACGGCAAGGACGACCCACACAACCAGCATTCCCTTGAAAGCGGCCCACTTGGCCCAATCGATCAGGCTACCGGGGAGCTGGACAGAAGACTCACTCGCCGCTGGTCTGAACCGCTGCAACGACAGACCGACGAAGTGGAAGTACTCTCAGCGCTAGATGCCGATCTTGTCCGCCGTTTTCTGGCGCCACCTCCTCAAGAGCCTGAGTTTTTGGGCACGCGCCAGCTGCCACCGCTGCCAGCTCTGCCAGACCTGCCGCCTGCCCCGGTTGCTGCTGTGCCGCACCTGCACGCGCTACGTGTGACCCACGAGCCCTCAGGCCAACGCGCACAGCCAGCCATTGCCGTCGCAACGCCACCTCCGAGCGCCCGGCCACGCCTGCGCGCTGTTCCGCTCACTGCCGCGCCGCCCCCAGCCACAGCGCCGCTCAATGTCACGCGTCTGGTGACGCACAGCTTTCACATTGCCATGCGTGCTGACTTTCTGCCGCCGTCCGTTCTGGCCATGATGGATATCCCGCACCGGCGTATCTGGCTGGCGCCGGCGCTCGCACCTGTCCAGTCGACAGGCAGTGAGTGGGGTGATTACGCGACCCGACTTGAGCGGGCCATCGAGGCGCGTCCCTTCACCCGTTATTTGCTGGCGACGCTCTGGACGCGCTGGTACTGCGAGCCGCCCGCGGAGGCACCACACGCACAGACGCTGATCGCGACGTTCGCGCCCGCCGATGGGCTGACGCAACACACGTGGCAGCGCTGGCACGGCGACTATTACACGTGGCTCTGGAACCGGACCAATACGCTGGTCGCCACGCATGACAGGCTCGACCTGCTCACCATGAGCTATCTCTCGCTCGGTGATGTGCTGCCCTACGAGGTTCCCACCCTTGGGCCCGCGCGTGTTCACGCGGTACAACGCCACGCGCTGCGTGTCCTGCCGGCGCTACGGGCAGCGTGCCACACTCCGGATGAGTTCCTGCGCGCGGCGTGGAACCACTACGGCGATTACCTGGCGCGGTCGATGGCTCTACCGCGCGCAATCGTCACGGGTCGCCTGGAGCAGGATACGCTGCGGATCCGCACCAGCACGGATCTGTGTGACCTTACCGATGCACTCCTCGCGGAATCGCCCGAACTGGGGGCATGGCGCGACCAGGTGGCACGCTCCGCGGGGCTTTATGGGGAAACTTCACCGCACGGCGTCTATCGCACCGCCGCTCAGCGCGTGGCGCTCTGGCTCGCGGAGCCGTCGTACCTGCTGCACTATCCACGCTTCCCATAGAAGCGACGCGTGCCCTTGCCCGTTTCCGGTGTCCGTCGTCGCTTCCGTATCTCTTCGCGCGCCGCCTCAACCTCGGTCTGCGCCTCATGCAATGACTGGTCCAGGGCGATCTCATCTTCAGCGCTGCGCTCGCGTTGCGGCAGTTCGCGCACGTTTCCAGGCAGCGCTTCAGCAAAAACTCCATGGGCCATGTAGCCGCTGTAGCGCACGATCTCACCACGCGTCGAAGGTGGCGCCGCGCGGTAGTTCCGAAGGAGAATCTGCTCGTCCTCCGTGAGGTCAGTACCGCCGGCCGGTGGATAGACGTCCGGGAGCTCGTACCCACCACGCAGGAGGATGTAGAGCAACGCGATGGCATCCACCTCATTGCGTTCGGTCCGCGTCTCCAGCCGCGAAATGCGCCCGACGGACAGCTTGATACCATCGGCTTCCGCCGCATGCACGAGCGCCATCATGCTCTCGTGATTGGCCTGCCGTGCCGCCCGCGTCATGCGGTTCCAGCGGCGCAGGAGCGACCCGTCGTTGACGGCCTGGGCAAATGCGCGCGCCGCCAGAGGATGGGGAGCGGCAGGTGGGATTTCATCAAGACCGTGCCGTTGCGGTCGTGTCGACTGATCGGACATGATGGTCTGCTCCCTCGCTTCCGTCTGGTCGCTATTGATACCGCTGGTACTATACCAGTTTTCGCTGGTAGTAACAAGTACCATGCCGCACACACACATTACGGGAATACGTCTTGCCATTAAGGGAATGCAGTGATATACTTCAGTGGACGCCTGCATCTTCAGGTGCATTCGGATGGTAGGAGGCAAGGCTCATGCGAAAGGTAGAGGCGAAGAAGGCGAAGAAGGCAGGACAAAAGCCGGTTTCGGGCACGTTTCCCGTTGCGCTCTATGACCGGCTCAGGGCCACCGCCAAGCGTGAAAATCGGTCGATCATCGGCCAGCTGCGGCACATTGTCGAGCAGTATTACGAGCACGAGGACGCGGCCCGCAACATCGCCTAGTAGCGTGCCGCCGTCGTTCCCCTGAGGGATCAATTCACACCCACAAAGAAGGAGGAGGTCATGGCCCACGTTACACCGATCGCGGAGACCGGTCGAAGGGACGCGATCGAGACGCTTGAGCGCTCGATCAAGCAGGCCGAACAGATCCGCCGCGATCTCGCGTCCACCTACGCGTTCGCCGACGGTGGCTCCGATGAGGAGCACGAGCTCGGTGAATGCCTGACGAAGATCCGCGCCGCGCTTCGGCAGATGCGTAAGTCCACCGGCGAGCTGGCGCAGGGCAAGTTAGGGCTGGAGTAGTCGACAAACACCCAGTGCAGTTCGTGCTCGCAAGAGCAAGGGGGAGCATCGCCATGTCCACAGCGCAACTCGCGGGCCGCCCGATACAGGGCCGCCCATCTGGCAACCCCCGCATCAGTCTGGTCGTGAAGGGCCACCCGGTCTCCGTGAACCGCGCATATGGCAATGTGCGCACATATGGGCGCAAGCGGTTGACCGAGGAGGCCGCGATCTGGCGCGATTTCGTGCGGTCGGCGGTCATGACCTGGCGCGAAGATCACGGCTATCCGGTGGCCGGGCCACTGGAGCTGCGCACGCCCCTCACAGTGAAGTGCATCTTTGTCGGCGTGCGTGGCGACGCCGACAACTACCTCAAGCTGACTCTCGATGGTCTCAAGATGGGTCTCGCGATCGACGACCGCGAGTTCGCCCACGTCGAAGCGGAGATGTTCCGCCGTTCCAGGAATTCGGTCATGCAGGGCTGCCTCATCGACATCTGGGAGCACACAGAGCCGGCTGACGACCATCCTGATCACGCGTTTGATGACGAGCCGCTCCAGCAGGTCACGGTCTTCTCGGCGTTAGCATACGACTCCGTGGTGATCGCCGTGCCCGCAGTGCCTCGCCTCGCGACGCGGCAATACGGCCTCTTCATCACCATTGAACACGCGCGTGACCTCTACGCGGCGCTCGGTAACATGCTTCAGGATCTGGATCGCCCGGGTGGGCTTACGACGGACAAGACATGGGTGAAGGATGGTGCGGCATGAAGGCATGGTATGTCTGGCTGCTGACGACGCTGGGTTTCGTCGGCGATTACGTCGTCGGCCGTGTCGGCATCGGCTACAAACTGGACGGCCCGACCGGATTCGGCCTGCTCGCCACGCAGGCGATATTCCTGTGCGGCGCGTGGCTCTGGCGCACCTATCGCGTTCGGATTGAGCGAAAAGAGGCGAGCCGTGGCTGGTAAGACTGGTATCCAATGGACGGCGGCTGATGATGGCACACCGGGGATGACGTGGAATCCTGTGGTGGGCTGCAAGCGGGTCAGTGCGGGCTGTGATCATTGTTACGCGTTCGATCTGCACGACAAGCGGCACATCGCGTGGAAGCGGGGCCGCTGGGATAGCGCGCCCGTCCAATATCACCAGCCGTTTAGCACCGTCCAACTCATGCCGGCGCGGCTGGCAGACCCGCTGCACTGGCGCATGCCGAAGCGCGTCTTCGTCAACTCGATGAGCGATCTCTTCCATGAGAGTGTGCCGGAGGAGTTCATCTGGCGTGTCTGGGAGGTGATGCTGCGTACACCGCAGCACACCTATCAGATTCTGACGAAGCGGCCAGAGCGGATGCGCGACCTGCTCACGCGCAGGGAGCCGCTGCCGAATGTCTGGCTGGGCGTCTCCGTCGAGAACCAGCAGACGGCAGATGAGCGCATTCCGCTGTTGCTCCAGACACCCGCCGCAGTGCGCTTCCTCAGTTGCGAGCCATTGCTGGGGCCGGTGGACATTGAGCGCTATCTCGTGAAGTCACGGCCATATGCGCCTGCATTCGGCTGTGACGCACAGGCGGTGGCGCCTCATGATGCGCCACGACTGCACTGGGTCATCATCGGTGGTGAGTCAGGATCTCACGCCCGACCGATGGATCTGGAATGGGCACGGTCGCTGATTCGGCAGTGTCGCAGCCCGATGGTGAGCGCATTTGTTTCGCCCTTCGTGAAGCAACTCGGCACCGTCTGGGCGCGTGAGCACCATGCGCACGATCATCACGGCGGCGACTTGTCAGAGTGGCCGGTGGATCTGCGTATCCGGGAATTTCCGGCCAACACGAAGGGTTGGCTGGTGGTGAAAGGATACGAGCAATGAGTGAGTTCGCTATTGGAGAACATGTGCGCGTCGTCGGCGATGACCTCCATCGGCGCCGCACCGGCGTCATCGTCGATCAGGTCAGCGTGGGCAAGCTGGCGGACGATCCACGGTTTTACGTCCAGTTCGACGGTGGTTTTGGCCGCGGCTGGGTGCGTGGCGTCCACCTGGAGCGCGTCGAGGTGCGCGTGTGGACAGGTGCGCAGGGCCGGAAGTGAGGTGCGCGATGAGGATTGAGACGACATCACCGGTGATGAGGACGTTTGCCCGCCAGTGGCAGGGTGCGCTGGACGAGGAGCAGCGGCGGGCGCTAGATGCGGTGATCGCTCAGGCGCCCGTGCGCGTGGACGAAGAGACAGAGCGGCTCCGCGGGTTGATGGCGCTCGACTGGCTGGTACGCACAGCGGCGCCCGCGTGGTTGCGGCTGGTGCCATCACTGGTGCCCCATGCCGAGCAGTTGGAGCAATTGCCCGATCTGACCGGCGCGGCGGTGAGCGCGGTGGTGAGCGCGGTGGTGCGAGATGCCAATGATGCCGCCAGAAATGCGGCGATGGCTGCCGCCAGAGCTGCGGCCTGGGCTGCCGCCAGAGCTGCGGCCTGGGCTGCCACGTGGGATGCGGCGGTGGCTGCCGCCAGAGCTGCGGCGTGGAATGCCGCCTGGGCTGCCGCGTGGGATGCGACGTTGGCTGCCGCGTGGGCGGCCGCCAGAGCTGTCGCCAAAGATGCCGCGGCGCTGGCGCCGACGGTGGCGACGTTGCAAGCGTCGGCGCTAGACCTGCTCCGGCGGATGAGCGCCGCGTGAGATGCGGAAGGGGTGCGCGATGAGCACGAACGTTCCCACGATATCCAATCCCTACGCCAGGATTGCGCCCGCGCCGTCCGCGCGCCATGTGTGGACCGAGGATGAAGACTCCTATCTACGTGAGCACTGGGATGGCACGACGGCACACATGCGACTGGTAGGCGACGCGCTCAACATTCCGTGGTACGAGGTGCGCGATCACGCGTTGGAGCTGGGTCTTACCAATCCCATCGATAAGCAGCCAGTGCCGAAAGGTCACTCTCGCCGCAAGCCGTCGGCTTCCGCCAGCGATCCTGGCGACGACGACGCGGCGCTACGTGCCCTCGATGAAAGCCAGCCGCCGCTTGCGGCTACCGTCGATGCGACCATGCCAGCGCATGTCTGTCAGGAATGCAGCAACGCGTTCATTCCACGGACCATAGGCCAGCGGTTCTGCTCGCGAGCGTGCGCCGGCAAGTACGTCGGTAAGCAGCGCCGGTATCACCAGAGCCGGAGCGCGTGCAAGGGCAAGCCAGCGGCACCAACTGCTCCTGCCATGAATGCCAGTCGTGCAAAGATCCGACGAGCCACCCACATGTGCGGCTTTCGCACGTCAATTCCGACGGCGCTCACAGACCTGCTGCAGATGATGCCCGTAGAGCGGTCGTGGACACGGCTTCAGCGGCGTCACTGGAAGCGGGCGTTTATGGCGATGGTGGATCTGTTGTGGACGGTGCGCGACGTGCCAGAAGACGAGGTGCTGCCATGAAAGAGCAGGACAGTCCCTATCTGAAGTGTGCGCAGCCGGGCTGCTTGCGGCCGGGCATGGTCATCTGCGAAGAACGACAGCGCAAGCGGGTGCTGCGCGCGGTCTATTGTGCCAAGCACGCAGCGAGCCGGATGCCGAAGGACGAACAGGAGCAAACGTCATGACAGTGCCCTCTGTACGACTGAAGTCGCGCAAAACGGTCGGCTGCTATTTTCTTGATGATGACGGATATGTGTGGGCAGCGTTTCGAGCGGTCAACCACACGGTGACCTGTGACTGGTGCGGCGCGACCATCACAAGCGGCTACTGGCGGGGAGACAAGCGGCTACTGGCGGAGCAGCAAGTGTCTGTCTGCGCGACGCATGTGATGCGAGACGATGATTGACACGCGGCTCCCAGCAGCACGCCAAAACGAGGTGAGATCATGAGTGCCAGAACAGCCCCCGCACGTACGGCGACATCCCGTCCGAAACGCGTGGCAGGTGTCACCTGCCGGCGACGTGCCGCTCCGGAGGTCGATATTTCGGTCCCGCAGACGCTTCAGGAGATCGAGTATCTGAGCCACCAGCCGATGAAGCTCGGCTCGGCCGTCGTGGATCCCGCAGCGCAACTGCTGACCGTGCCGGAGGTGGCGAAGCTGTTGCGTCTCTCGCGCGCAACGGTCTACAAGCTGCTGCAGCGCGGTGAGCTGTCATCCTACAAGATCGGGGTCGCGCGCCGCATTTCGCTCGCCGCCTTGCAGGCGTATATTAGCTCAACCGGCATCGCTTAAGTCCCCACTGGTTTCCGCCCTGACTGTTCTAGTGGATGCCGGCGTAAGGAGTTTGAATGGCAGGCAAACGCAGGGGCCGCGGCGAAGGCAGCATCCGCCTGCGCGCAGATGGCCGCTGGGAAGCGAGCGTCTCGCGGGGTGACGGCACACGCAAGTCGCACTACACCCGGACGCGTCAGGAGGCACAGCGCTGGCTCGCCCAGGCGGTCCGGGCGCGTGACCAGGGGATCGTGCTGCCAGATGAGCGGCTGACGGTCGCGGCGTATCTTGAGCAGTGGCTCATGACTGTCGCGCACGAACTCAAAGCGGGCACCTTACAGCGGCATGCAGAGATCGCTCGTCTGCATATCGCGCCGCGCATCGGCAGCAAGAAGCTCGCGCAACTGACGCCATTGCAAGTACAGGCGCTCTACACGGACCTACTCAGTAGTGGACTGGCGGCAGGCACGGTCGAGCGTGTCCACGCGGTCCTCCATAAGGCGCTGGAGGACGGGGTCCGCCTGGACCTCTTGCCGCGCAACGTGTGTGACCGGGTACGTGTGCCGCGGCCACGACAGCGAGAAAAGCGTGTCTTTACACGCGAGCAGGCCCATACGTTTCTGCTGGCGGTCGAAGGCGACCGGCTGGAAGCGCTCTACGTGCTAGCGGTGTCGAGCGGGATGCGCCTGGGTGAGCTGCTCGGCCTCACCTGGCGCGATGTGGACCTGTCCTGTGGTCGCCTACAGGTCCGCCAGAATCTGCAGCGCGATCGGACGACCAATGTGCTGTATGTGGAGACACCGAAAACGGAGCGCAGCCGGCGCGAGATCGTGCTTACGCCGCAGGCGGTAGAGGCATTGCGTCAGCATCGCAACCGGCAGCGTCAAGAACGTCTGCGGGCCGGTCCGTTGTGGCAACCAGCACGTGACGGCGATCTCGTCTTCACGAGTGAGGTCGGGCTGCCACTTCACCCCAATTTCGTCTACAATCGGTTCCTGCGCATCTGTAGGCACGCGGATCTGCCGCGTATCGCGTTCCACGACCTGCGGCACACCTGCGCGACGCTCTTGCGTGAGGCGGGCGTCAACGCGGAAGTCGTACAGGCGGTGCTCGGGCACAGCGACATACGCACGACGCTCGGCATCTACTCGCACGTGCTACCGGCGATGCTCGACGATGCCGCCGCGACCATGGCGAAGGTGCTCGCGGGATAAAGACCCAGCGAGAGGATGGACTGAGGAGATTGACAATGAGGACATCATGGCAGTACAATGGCAGCATGCCAAGACAACACCAGCCGATACAACAAGAGCGGACCAACATCCGGCTGCCGCAGGAGCTGCTCGACGAGATGCGAGCACTGGCCGTGGCAGACGACCGTTCACTCAACGCCGAGATCGTACGCGCGTTGCGTGAGTTCGTGGAGCGCCGCCGGCACGGCCACCAGGACGCGGATCAACAGACGTCACAGGTGGCGTGTTAGGACGCTGATGGACGTCGTTCGCAGTCGTCGTTCATGTACGGCGATCCTGACCCAGTAATCCGTACTAGGTCAGATCATAGGTCAAAGCACGAGATGGTTGAGAGGCAAGACGAACGCACAGAGGCCAGGAAGCCCCATGGCAAGCGCACGTACCAGACTCACGAGAGAGCGACCGATGTCGCATCTTCTGTGCCGACGTGCGTGTCTGCCGGTGTCGCGCTGGTCGCTTCTCAGCCACCTCCATGCCCTGTTTTTGTCGGTTTGGCGCCACAACAGTCGCCAAACCTGTCTACCGGCATCTACCGGCTAGTAGGTCACAACATGGGTCAAATCTATGTGGCTGCGATGTTCCATCAGGGGAAAGGAGAGTGATACTGACATGCATTGTAGCGGGCAGGGCAAAAGGAAAACTTCGCGCTGATCATCAGGTGGAACGCGCAACAGATGCGTGAGGTGCTCAGAGGCATACAGGCAGTGGATTTCAGGTGATCTGCGTGAGCGTGACATGCGGGGAGAGGTAGTCACATGATTTGGAACCACTTTCAGCCATGCGTTATTCATGGCGGAGATTGCGATCATATAGAGCCACTGAGCCGTGGTGGAACAAATCACCCCGACAATCTCGCGACAGCATGTGAAGCATGCAATCGTGCCAAGCGAGATAAAACCCTGGAAGAGTGGCGACGATGAGCGCTGTGGCAATTCGGTACGATGAGGCATATGAGTGGGCGAGGCGGACTATGGAAACACCAGGTGTCTATCAGAAAGATGAAGCGGACCCGCACGCCGATGTTTCCAATGATTCCGATTCCAATACCCTGCCGTTTAGCTGCAGCACGAATATCTCCAACGACGTGCTAGAGCACCTTCGCCGCGCTAAGCTCGGCAGCGCCGCGATGGAGTTCTGCCTGTATATGCACCGCCGAACCTTTGGAGACGCGGGGTTTCACCGCAAGCACGGACGCAAAGAGACAACCTGTGTCTTTGATCTAGCACGCTGGGCGGGCGAGATACCAAACGACAAGAGCAACGTGCGGCGTATCCGCGCGGATCTCGTTGCCTGCCACATCATTACCTTCACAGAAACCGGCGAACCAGGGCGCGGCATCATTGCCTGGAACACCGCCTATGACGAGTGGCTCCCCTACGATGGGCGACGCCGCTCAAAGCGAGCGGGCGTGGTTATTTTACCAGATGTGAGCAAAATAACTACGGACGGTTCCTGCAATATAACCACGCCCGCTCGGTTAAATGATGCAAAACAACCACGCACGCTTGTTAAAACCGACGACAATATAACCACGCTCGCCAGCTTCAACAGCGCTGCTGAAGAGGTGTCAGCGCAAGTGCTAATAAAGGGGACGGAAGAAAGAGTTACGAAAGAAAAAGATGCTTACGCATCCAGCGATCGCGCTCCGCGCTCCGTCTGGCGTGTGGATCTCACGGAACCTTCAAGAACTTCGACGCCAGCGACACCGCTCGTAGCGGCGAGCGCGGATACGGCCCCACCCCCTGGCAGCGCTCGCTCCCCCGCCCCGCAGGCGAGCAAGCCGCGCAGACCACGCAAGCTGACTGACGAGCAGCTTGCGGCCCATCGAGCGGAGCAGGGCTGGTGCGCGGAGGTGCTCACGGAACTCTGCCGGCGGCTGGACGTCCACACGCCGCCCAGAGCCGGTCAGCAGAAGGCCGCGGCGAAGTGGTTCTATCGGGAGTTGCACGACGTACCTGACGGGCAGAAACGCCTCTGGCAGTGTTACGACCTCACCAAGCAATCGCGCTTCTGGCAACACCAAACGTTGCTGCTCTCGGACCTCGTCCGGCCATTCCCCGAATATCGGGCCGATCCCAAAGGCTACCGCGAACGCATTGCGCAGGCGAACCGCGCGCCGACCCACAGTGCGCGCGCAGCTCCGGCGGAGCCGCCGGACTATAGTCCGTCGAGCGCTAACGATATCTGGAAATGACTGGAAATGGGAGGACATCACAGTGACAACAGACGAGCGAACCGAACGACTCCTGCCGCAGAATGTGGAGATCGAGCGGTGTGTACTGGGTAGCATCCTCATCGACTCGATGGAGCTGCACACGGTGATGCAGATCCTGAGACCCAGTGACTTCTACCGCGAGGCGCACCGGCTGATCTATGCCGCGATGGTGGACATGACACACCAGCGCGTTCCAGTGGATGTCATGACGCTCTATGACGAGCTGGCGCGGCGCGGCCAACTGGACGAGGTTGGAGGCATCAGCTACGTGACGAGCCTGCCGAACATGGTGCCAACCTCCAGCCGGGCGGCAGAGTACGCGCGGATCGTGGAGGCGAAGGCGTTGCAGCGCCGTGTCATCAAGGCAGCGGCGGATATCGCCAGTGTCGCGTACCAGGAGCCGGATAGTCACGAGCTCATCGAGACCACCAACACGATCCTGCAGACCGCGATCCTGCGCCACGCTGTCAGTGACAGCACCGATATCGCCGATGCCATTGACGCCTTCCTGGCCGAGATTGATCAGTCCATCGACGAAGGTGTCGTGCCCGGCATCACGACGGGCTTCCGGGATCTCGACAAGCACTTGCTGGGCATCAAGCCGGGCGAGCTCGTCTACCTCTGCGGACGGCCCGGATCCGGCAAGAGCGCTATCGCCGCAGCCGCCGCTGAGTATGTCGCGCGCACTCACGGCCGTGTCGAGTGGGTCAGCCTGGAGATGAGCCACGTCCAGCAGGTAAAGCGTCTCATCGCGTCGTGGGCCAGTGTCAACGGCCGTGTCCTGCGCGCGGCATTCCGGCGCCCGGACGGCACCATCTGGGAAGAAAAGCTCGCCGAGGTGCGCGCGCTCGCTCTGGCTGCGCGTGAGGAGCTGCGTGGAAAGCTCGGTATCTACGATCACCCGTTGACGATGTCGCAGTTGCGCCAGCACGCGACACGTGCCGCCTATTCACGCGGCCTGGACTTGCTCGTGGTCGATTATCTTGGCCTGGTGGACGGCGACGATGATCGCCAGTCGGAGTACCAGCGCATCTCACAGATCAGTCGCGCGCTAAAACAACTCGCGCTCGATCTGAAATTGCCGATCCTCTGCCTCGTGCAGATGAATCGCGAGAGCGAAAAACGTCACAACAAGCGGCCGGTGCTGTCCGATCTGAGAGACAGCGGCGGTCTGGAGCAGGACGCCGATTTTGTTCTCGGTGTCTACCGTGGCGCGTACTACAACCGGAAGCTGGCGAAGCTGGACCCGACGTTTGCCCAACTGTGCGAGGTGATCGTGCTCAAGGCACGTGACGGTCAGTCCAACGAGACGATCCCCCTGCGTTTTGAGGCGGAATATACCAGGCCATCCGACTGGCCGGAAGATTGGCCCTGGGAAGTGTATCTCAAGAGTGACGCCGACAATGATGGCGACGCGGCCTGACCATCATGCAGACACAGGAGACAGACCATGACGATCGCGCTCGCAACACCGGCGACACACCATCCGACGGTGAACGCGCGTGTCCGTCGATATGCACGAGACCTGGCGGCCGCTCTCGGACCCGTATGGCAGGTTCAGACGGGCCATCCGCATCTCCTGCTGGATGACATGGGTCAGCAGATCGCCGTCAACTCGCAGGGCGTGGGTGTCCTGCAACTGGTGTTCATCTCGCCCAACAGTAGCCAGCAACCGGCGCCGCTCAATATCGTCTGCGGCGCGAGCGTGGCAGCCGTCGCAGCCTGCATCCGGGCGGAATGGCTGACGCCCAAGAGCATGGCGCCGCTCCCACACTGGGATGATGTCGCCGCTGGCGCGCTTAGGATCCTCGGTGAGCGTATCGCGCACGCGGCAACACTCACCCCGTATGAACCCGGCGCCAATCCATGGGTTCGCTACCAGCTGGGCGAGCTTGAGCGCGTCGGTCGTTACCTGCTCACACGTGCTCAGCGTCACTCTCATGCGTGACCCGATGTTCCCATAAAGGAACTATACTTGTCATTGATGCGATATTTGTGTATACTCTGCTTGAGCTTAGCGGCACGCCTGGTATCGACGATTACGCTCAGGAGCACAGATGGGGCAGAAAGGACGGGCGAAAGCGCAGCGGTGGCAGACGGCACATACGTCTCCGGACGGCAGTCACCCGGCCCGCTGGCAGCGCTCCCGTTCCCGCCGCCCTATCCTCGCGAGTCGTGAACGTGACTCGGTGACAGGTGAGCCGCTTCGAGCGGAGACACTCAAGCTACGTGTACGCGATTACGATCGCGCACGTGATCCAGACACGCGCGTGCCCATACCGCTCAGCATCAACACGCATCAGGACGAGCGGTTTGGTAGTCACCCGGCGCGTCTGGGCCACTATGCCGGCGGACTCACTTGGAGTCCGGCGTTCCGCGAGTACATCGCGCCCGTGCTGCCCGCATCGATTCGTGAAGAGCGGCTGGCGTGCTGGCGCTGGTGGGACTCCGAGTACGTGACGCAGGGTGTGCTGCGCGCCTTCGCCGGACAACGGGATCGTGAGGCGATCGCGGCCATTCTGGCGGTGCACCGTCAGCATCGTGATCCGAAGCGAGCCGCCGCCGAGTACGGGCACACCGTCGCCTGGCTCGTGCGGATGGAGCAGCGGATCGCACGCTACGTACGCGAGACGTATGGCCTGGGTGGGCAGCTCGTACCGGCAGATCGTCGGCCGGTGACCAGAGCGGCGGGAGATCAGCCGCATACAATCGCAGACCGTGGTGGGTAGCAGCCCGCACGTGCGCAGGTGGCAACACTGTAAGGCGGAACGTGCAGATGCCCGCGACGCTGCTCTATGCCCTGTAAACTGCTCTTTGAATGCCTTTTAAACGATGAAATGACTTGTCCAGTACTCAGTGGTCTCTAACCCACGACTGATAATCCGGTGATAAGCTGGCAGGGCCGGGTACGAGCGGCTTCGGCGCTCGTGGCAGGGTCACGTCAGTAAATGGGGATAGGCGCCTTCCCGGCAGACCGTGGCTGACGCACTGGAACGATGGCAAGCGCGCGAGGCCGTCATCTGGCGACAGGTGGCGGCTTTCGTGTTACCGAGGCGCCGATTATGAGCCTACTCTCACCGTTTGCTGGTCCAGATCCCGATCATCCACGCTGCTGGCACTGTCTGCAGACGATCGACCGCTGCCTGTGCGCGAGTCAGCCTGGAGCACTCAACGCCATTGGGGCGCTGCACCCGCGGCTCGCGACGATGCGCGCGGCCATCCAGTCCGGCGCCTATGCCGATGATACAGGCAACGTCGCCTCACGCAAACTGGAATTTCTCCGCTGGCTCGTGCAACATGGCAAACTCGGCGGCGAGTGATCACATATGGCTACCTCCATGATAAAACGCCACCGGCCGCTCAATCTGCGTGACGCACGCATCCTGCAGGCCATCGCTTTGGTCTTCGAGGGACGGCTCTCACAGATGAAAGTGGCAGAAAATGTCCAGGTCTCCGCGCGCACGCTCGCGCGATGGATCGACCATCCGGACTTCCAGGCCAAGCTGGATGAGATGCGCGAGCACCTGATTGAGTCACTGACAGCTCAAGGCATCCCGTATGTCCGCAAAGAGCAGCGCATCATCGGTCTCGCCCAGATGGCGGAAAGCGCGCGACTTGAGTATGAAGAGCGGCCGCGGCTTCAGGAAGTACGTCAGATCGGGCGTGATCCCGAAAGCGGCGAAATGCTGACCATGAGTAATGAGCATTTCAATCGCGACGCGCACCAGGCGTTTCGTGACGCGCTCGACGATATCGCCAAGGAGCTCGGGCATCGTCGGCCACAACCGGACAGGGAGAATGGGTCGAGCATTCGCATCACGATCGAAACCGACGGAAACACGCCGATCGGGGCGCTGATCAGCAACGGACCCAGCTCAACCATCCAGGCGGCTCCAGGTATAGAACTGGTGACGGACGCAGATGACCATCGCGCAGCCAAGTGAGACCGAACGCCGGTTTGTACTCAAGCCGAAGCAGCGTGCATTCGTGGAGTCCAGCGCACAGTACAGCTTCTACGTCGGCGGGATCGGCGCCGGCAAGACCTACGCTGGCGCCGTCCGCTCGATCATCTTCGCGCTTGCCCACGATGGTTCACTGGGCTTGATTGGCGCTCCGACCTATACGATGCTGCGTGACATCACGCAGCGCACATTCTTTTCACTGCTGCCGCGCGCAGCCATTCGCAGCTACAACCGCAATGACCAGCATCTCGTGCTGGCGAACGGCTCTGAGATCCTCTTTCGCTCCATGGATCAACCGGACCGCTCACGTGGCATCAATATCGCTTGGTTCTGGCTGGATGAGGCGCCGCTCTGCGGCTACTATGCCTGGCAGATCCTCAAGGGCCGCCTGAGACAGCAGGGCTATCCCACAGCCGGCTGGGCGACGGGCACGCCGCACGGCAAGGACGGGTACTGGCGCGATTTCGAGGGCAAACCGCAACCGGGTCACCGGCTTTTCCGTGCGAGCACGCTAGAGAACGCGAGCAACCTCCCGCCAGGATACGTCGAGAGCCTGGGCTATACGGGCGCTTTTTACGAGCAGGAAGTGCTCGGCCTGTTCACCGCGTTCGAGGGCCTGGTCTACACCTTCGAGTCCGATCCAAATGCACCGGCTTCGCATGTGCGTGCCACCCCGGAGGGCAAGAGATTCACCCAGGTCGTCGGCGGTGTGGACTGGGGCTACACCAATCCCGCCGTCGCGCTGGTCTTTGGCCTTGACGGCGACGAGCGCGCGTGGCAGCTCGCCGAGTTCTACCAACGGCGCGCGAGCCTCGAAGAGGACGTCATCCCGGCAATCATCCAGTTCACCCGCGACTATGGCGTTACTGACTGGTACTGCGGCCCGGACGAGCCCGAGCATATCGACCAGCTCAACCGTGCGCTCGACGGCGCGATGCTCGACAGCCGTGCCAGGCCCGCGGACAATCGCATCGTTGCCGGCATCCAGACGGTCTCGTCAGTGCTGGCCCTGCGCGGCGACGGCACACGCGGGCTCTACGTCGATCCCAGTTGCGTCAACACCATTGCGGAATATGGCAGCTACCAGTACGCAACCAAAGAAGCAGACCAGCGCAACGCGGACGAGAAGCCGCTCAAGCAGAACGATCACGCGCTCGACGCCACGCGCTATGCCCTGCACACTGCGCTCACGCGCTTGCATACCGGCGCCGTCGCCTATGCATCCGCTCATTCGATCACGGATCCCGCCGCACACATGATCGCGCGTGCCGCTGAGAAGCAGCCGGACGCGTTCCATCCCGATGACGATGACGCCAGTCGGCAGCACCAAGCGGATCTGGCACGTATGCTCCGCCGCCTGCAGCGTGGCGGCGACTTCGGCTTTACGCCGCGCGAATGAGTTCACTGAGGTCATTGAGGTCATTGCACCATGAGCCGACGTCGTAAGCGCACAACCAGTACCCGCGCCGCCCGGCCCGACGCCACTGTGGTGCTGGCCGCGATCCGCGATGCGCTCGACACGAATGCTGTGTCCGGCGGCGAGTTCACGGCGGACGCCGCCAGAGCAGCGCGTACGGCCGTGCTGCAGCTGCGCCAGCTCGCGCCGCAGTTGCACGCCTTCCCTGATCTGCTGGGTGAGATGCGACATGTGCTGGCACAGGCGGAATCACGCGCCCTCGCATTTGCCAGCGCGCGTCCGGAATTGCTCAAGTCCGCTCCGACCGGTAGCTCGCCAATCGCGGCGGGTGGAGCGGCAGGCGCGTGGGCGGGCATGCACGCGCAGCGGACCGATGCGGTTGGCGTGCCCAACGCCGACTTTCTGCGCCGGCTCGCCAGCAAGAACCCATGGGTGAGTGCCGCTATCACGACGCGCAAGCAGCAGATCGGGCGCGCCGACATCGCGGTCGTTCCGGCAGATGAGACGAAGCCATTCAATGCGAAGGTTCAGCGCACCGTTGAGCGACTGCTCAATTTCCCGAATGAGTATCGTGACTCCTACCGCTCGCTCATGGAGCCCGTGCTCGATGACATCCTGGTGCTCGATCGCGGGTGCATCAGCAAGTCCATGGATGCCCGCCGAATCCCCCACGGCCTCTACTACGAAGACGGCAGCACGATCAAGATCGTCGCGGACTGGAACGGCGATCCCGCTCTACCACGGTATGTCTACGCCGCGCCGGACGGCATACGTCTCGTGCCGCTGCGCAATGACGAGCTGATCTGCATCATGGCCAATGCCGCGAGTTACCGCTTCGGCCTGTCTCCGGTGCAGGTGCTGCTCGACACCATTCGCGCCGACCTCGCCGCAACCGACAAAGCGGCCAACCTCGTGCGTGACGTGCCGCCTCCGCATCTGGTGCATCTGAAGAACGCGACACAGAACCAGGTCAACGCGCTGCGCAGCGCGTACGAGATGGATGTGGCGGGCAAACGGGAACTGATGTTTATGGGCACGGATGGCGACATCTCCGTCTATCCCATGATGTTCAGTCTCAAAGACAACCAGTTCCTGGAGTGGCAGACGTATCTGGCGCGCAAGATTTGCGCGGTCTTTCAGATCAGCCCACAGCAGATCGGCATCACGTTCGACATCAACAAAGCGACGGCTGAGGTGCAGCAGGACATCACCGAAGACGCTGGGCTCATCCCGCTGTTGCTGCTGCTCGAAGAGTTTTTGAATCGTGAACTGCTGGCCGACTTCGCGCCCGTCGACAAAGACGGCCGGCCGAACATAGACGCGCTGAATCTGCGGATCATCTATCCCGAGGTGTCCGAAATCAGCCGGATGCTGCATGCCGAACGTGTGCTCAAGATGGCGCTCGGCGGCCTGTCCGGCTTGCCGCTCCTCACGCCAAACATGGCGCTCAAGATGCTCGGTGAGGAGCCGGTACCTGGCGGCAACACCTTCTGGGTGGACACGAAGAACGGCCCGATGCCCTGGCTTTCGTATGACGGCGAGACCGGTGACTACGGCCGGTTCGCCACCGCCGGCGACCTGGGTGCGCAGGACCCGGAAGGCGGGATCGACGAGGACGAAGCGACACCCAGGGACACGACGCAGGAAAAGCCGGACCGTGGCCGCCCCACGGATGCGCCCGGTGGACCAGCGGATCAAAGCGCGACAACGACGGACGACGCACCGAGCGTGACGCCTCCCACGACCGCGGCCAATGATGCAACCGCCAGTGCACCTGCCACGGCAGCCGCCAAACAGGTGCGTCGTGTCATCCGCCGGGACACACGCAAGCCCGGCCAGCACTGGCGACCCGAACATGAGCGGACGGTGCCACTCATGCTGACGGGCATGTCAGGCGACAGGAAGCCGCGCAAGCTCGGCAAAGTGCGGCCTGAGGTGGCAGCCGCCCATCACAAGACGGTCGATGAGGTGACCGCCGCCGCCCAGCTGGCAACAGATCTCCGGGCCATCTTCGAGGAGGCGCAGCAGCGCGGCACACTGGCTGGATAAAAGCTCACGAAAGAGGTGGAACCTTGCTGCATTTGGGCGCCCGCTGCAAGATCATACGAGAGGTGCGCCACCTTCGTACAGATCCTGAATACGTTGCAATCCATCCCTGAGCAATTGCTCTGCAGCTTGGGTGCGACTCAGAAGGTCTTGCAGAGCCTCTCGTGCCTTGGCGTATGCAGGACTTGTGTCCAGTTCAGGCCATGCTGCTTCAAAGATCGCTCTAAGCCACTCAAGTGGAGGGGGAGGGTTCTGGAGCTCGGTATGATATCCACTTTGCACGTAAGCCACCGCTAGTTCTACCTTCCCGGCTAAGAGCCACAATACAGCCAAGCGCGGCCCGTTAGGAGCATTCTGCGACGTGAGCCACCACTCGGTAAGGGCTGCACCAGGCGTTTTCATTGATGACAAATTCGCCGTTATGTCGTTCTCAACTAACGAAATTGCGTGCTCTACGGCGCCGTACCATTTGCGCTCGCCTGGTGATACCCATGACTGGCCAGAGGTGCGGCGCGCTGCTTCATCCTGTTGCCACGCTATGTATTCGGGTGACTTACGCAGACGAGCCACTGCCTGATCAACATATGGGATGAGAAGAGAGTGTGTGTACTCTTCAGCCGCAGTACGAGCTTGGGTATAGGTTTCCGCTCCTTGCTGGACGAGGTCGAACAGCACTTTAGCTTTCTCAGTGAACTCGTCTGCCCGATAATCTTGCCGATATTGCGACCACTGTACAAGCGGGATAGCAATGGAGTCCAGCGCTATCATAACGTGCGGATTTGGAGAGGCAGTCACTTCCAGAGGATAGGGATTACTACCATCCAGGGACTTCGTTAGCTGTTCGCGCAAGTACTTAAGTTCAGCGTGAAGAGGCGCGTAGTATTCTCGTTTCCTCACGAGGTTAGCCTCTTTGGCATATTGCTGACGCACAGCTTCGCGTGCGGTAACAGTGGCGACTAGCGCCGAGAGGCCAGCTCCGAGCACACCACCGCCAAGCACTTGAAACACGCTGGTAGCCTTGATCCCCCGCTCCACGAGTGGCAAGGCGAGAAGCAGAATGCCGATTATGATCAATAGAAATGTGACCAACAGAAGATTCACGCGTTCTTCAATTGCCCTCGACCAATCCGGTAACACAGCCCGCTTCTTGGTGTTCACTCGACATACCTCGTTCGCAATGCAGTACAAGACTGAAGATTCATCGGCAGCTAGCGCATGTGACAGGCCCCTTGGTTATCGTATACCACAGCATCCCACACGGCGGATCAGTGGGTGAAGCGCGCTATGTCTGATTCACAGAATGCCCGCGAGCGTGATGCCATCATCGCCGGCGTCACCGTCGCGTTCCTGCTGCGAGAGAGCGAGATCAGCCAGATGGTGGCCGCCATTCTTGCCGCCCGCATGGCGGCTCTCACCGCGTCCTACACGGACGCAGCTGCCACGATGGGAGTTGATGTACCCGATGACTGGGAGCCGCCGGACGAGCTGGTCAGCCGGATGCGGTCGGCGTCGGAGCGGAACGCAAAAAGCATCGCCGAGACCTACCGGAGCGACCTGGAAGCGACGGCGCTTGCGTTCTTGCTGGCCTGGGAGGGGCAGCACGGCGGCAGTCTGGATGGCGCGCGTGACGCCCTGCGCGAGCATCTGGCAGACTGGTGCGCGACCCGCGCAGCGTGGAAGGCGAGCCAGGTGAGCCAGTATGAGACGGCCAGCGGGTCGGACAGTGGCACCGAGCAGTTCATTCAGGAGCTCCTGGACGGCACCGCCACGGACAGCAATGGCGACCCGATTGACAGTACGGGCGCAGTCGTCGCGGTTCTGCCCGACTATTCATCGCCCGACGGCATCTGTAGTGATTATGCCGGTGAGACGTTCCCACTCGCCGACTATGATCTGCTGCCCGACTACCCCGTCCATCTGAACTGTATCCACGAGAAGACGATCATTCTGGCCAGCTAAGCGAGCCTACAGGCATGCAGCTTATGTCCATAGCATCATCGTGCGCAAACTGAGATTTGCGCATGGTTAACCATAAAAGACGACATAAGGCTTCTCGGAGAACACCCCATGTACTACAAGAATAATCCTGCCGTCCTCGAATCCGACGACCTTGGTGAACTGCGCTCGCTTGAAACGAGCCAGGGATCCGACGGCACGCAACTCGTCACGATGACATTCACGGTCAATGGCAAAACGTATCCCGTAGGCGAAAAGCCACAGCACGTGGCACTCACCAATGGCGTCTCGCATCGCTTGCTCCCGGTTCCTCCGCATATGCCGGCGGCCTCCGAGCTCACCATCGCATCAGCCCCGGAAGCAGCATCACAGGAGACTGCGCCAGCTGAGAGCGTGCCCACACTGGCGGCTGACAAAGCGAGCGAACCGGCATCTGAGATTGTCACCCCTGAAATCAGCGATGACGCGGCTGGTACCGTGTCCTAATCGTACGGAGGGCCCGCCACATGGCTGAGCCACATTCGCCGTCTTCGGCCACGTTGGCGGCATCTCCTCAGGAATCTATCGACTTCACGGTATTTACCGGAGCGATGGAACTCGCGGAGTACAGCGCGACCGATGAGCTCATCAACCTCGTCGGCAAACCCGAGCTGCAAACACGTCTTGCCGAACTGCCTCGTCCGCTCGTGCATATGGTCGGTAGCAGCACGGAGCGTGACCTGCAGGGCGATCGCATGACGGTGACGGCGCTGCAGGACATGACGCAGTGCGATCCCAACCTGACCATCTTCCTCAATCACGACTACACGCTGCCCGACAGCGTTTTCGGCAGTTTGCAGGGACAGCCCAGTATCGTCATGAGCGGCGGCATCGCTGACCTGCACTTCACCGCGGACGTCGAGATCATCAATCCCAACGCGCTGCAGACCTGGCTGTACGTCCAGCGCGGCCGGCGCATGGGTGTCTCAGGCGGCTTCATGGTGACGGGCTACCAGTGGGTAGACCCGCTGTCGGAAGAGCCGGTGGACGAGGACGACCTCGATTTCTGGGACATCATCGAAGGCAAGGTGGTGGTTGACATCACCCACGTCAAGATGGTTGAACAGTCCGTCGTGGGCGTACCCGCCAATCAGCGGTCGTGGGTCGAGTACGCCATCAAGGGACTGTTCACACGCACTCACAATCCCAAACTGGCGCCCGTGGTCCGCAGCCTCTGGCCAGAGAAATGGCGGAACCTGCTTGCCGGCGTCGAGAGTCGCGAGTTGACTCAGACGCTTGCGGAAACCCTGCCGCGCAAGACAAAGAGCGTGCCACGCCTCTTCTGGCTGCCAGAGACGCGTTCGTTCGTGCTCGAATCCGGCACACGGCAGCGCCAGGTGCCACGCTCCCAGGTCAAGGACCTGCTGGCATCCATCACTCCATCTGCCAATCGAACTGCAGCCCCGGCCGTGCCCATCACGACACCAGACGGGCTGAAAGGAGCGTCTATGAACGACGATACAGGCTCCACGCCCGACATCATCAAGGGCGCGACCGGCAAGTCTGACTGGCCACTCGCTGACCGTGATCGCGCGTGGGACGGAGGCGCGGCGCACAAGCGTCTGCTTGAGTGGGCGGGCGGCAAGGAGGATCTCGACAAGGCGAAGTTCCGCTCGGTCCACTTCTGGTCGCCTGAGGGCGATGCGGCGGAGAACGTGAGCGACTACAAACTGGCCTTCTGCGACGTCATTGGCGGCGAGGTGAAGGCGGTCCCGCGCGGGATCTTCGCCTGCGCCGGTGCGCACGGCGTGGATGCCGCTGACATCCCTCAGGCCGACAAGGAGAAGGTGCGCGGGCGCATCGAGGGCTACTACAGGCGCATGGCGAAAGAGTTTGATGATGACACGATTGTCGTGCCATGGGCCGATGAGAAGAGTCTGCCCGACGGATTCGCCATCGTGAAGGCGGAAGATGGTGACGTTGCGGTGAGCGCCGATGGTCGCCACGCGCCGTTTACTGGCGAGCACACCCACCGACACAAGGCGATGGGCAGCCAGGGCAATGACGAAACTCATGAGCATACACATCGCCACAATGGAGATGCTCGCCACGATCACGCGCACGAGAAAGCGGCCGGTGACATCGCGCAGAAAGGCGAAGGCGATGGCGTCAGCATCCAGGTGCCCGAAGGAATACCGGACCAGGCCACAGACCAGCGCCCAGATCAGACAAAAGCCGGCGACGGTAGCGTCATCATTCTCGAAGACGGAACGCATGCGCCGTTCACCGGCACGCACACCCACGACCACCAGGATGGCCATGGCGGCCATCACGCGCACGAGCACGCCCACCATGGTGATGCGGATCACGGCCACAGCCATGATGACCTTCGGGAGGAAAAAGCACTTGATGCGCATACGCTCGCGCTGCTCAAAGCCTACAATGACCTTGGCGCGGCACTCGGGTTTGCGGCGGTAGACGGCAAAGGGATGCGTGCCGACGGCATCGTCATGAAGGGCCTGCTCAAGGATGATGACGACAGCCAGGAAGTCATCACGCTCGTCTCGCAGATCGACACGATGACTGATACACTGTGTGACGCGCTCGCCGAGGTCAGCCCATGGCAGCTCGACTCGCGTGTGGATCGCCTGATGCAGTTGCTCGGCATTCCCGACATCGATGACGATGGCGCGTCAGACGATGATGACAGCGACACACCGCCACCCGCCGCTACGATATCTGGCGGCCCGATCTACAGCTCGCGCAGCGCACATCGTCTGGCACGCAAGGCGGGCAAGCGCCACAGTCAGACTGATCTGGATCTCATCCAGTCGATCCACGATGCCTGCATGTCGCTCACCGACGGTCGGTGCTGCGAGAACGCGGCGGCTAGTGCCGCGGAAGATCAGACCAGCGCGGACGATGATGCCGCTGGCGATCAGATGCAGGATGTCCGCGACACCCTTGCCGGCAGCAAGGAGACGAAGGCGCAACTGGGTGAGTTGACGGCAGCGGTGAGCATGCTCACGAAGGCCATGAGTGGCCTTGGCATTGCCGCGCTCATGGAGCAGGTACAACTGGTCGAACATGCACTCGCATCGGCTTCCGCCGAACAGCAGCAGCTCGCCGCACAGACCACCGCGCTTGCGGAGCAGGTAGGCGAACTCGCGCATGTTCCCCTGGGACGGCCGACACGGCTCGCGCGCGCCATGACTGGTGCCCCCACCAAAGCGCTTGACGAGTCGGGCGCGATCACGACAGACCAGCTCATGACGTTACTGTCGGCTTCGACGTCGGCTGACGACGACCTGTCGCCAGAGCAGCGGCTTGCGCGCGCCTACGAGCGCACGACCAAACAGTATGTGCAGGGGGTCGGACTCTGCCGGCACTGGCCGGCTGGCGTTGGCAAGGGCATCCGGCCCGAGCTCAGCAAAGAGCAGCGTGTGGCCGTGATGGGCTTGCCGGATGGCGTGAGTCACATTATGCGCTATGAGGAGGGCGGAGACGCCCTGATCCCGATCATCGGCCACGATGATTGATTATTTCTCACCGCCGATTGCTTTCGCCGCAGTATGCAGCTCCCTCGTGCGTGGGTGCCAAGGTGCGCGGCGTGGCATAGAAACCTGGTGTTGCACCCTATGATCGCCACGTGCGCACGTGGCAAAGGAGCTAGAATGCCTACTGCCGTTCAGGACAGCCCGCTGGAGTTTCGCTCCACGCTGGCCCATCCACAGGACGTGACGTATCAACTGGAGCGCCGCAAGAAGATCAACACGCTGATGCGCTACTCCGTGGATGAACTCAAACAGATGCTGCGCGTTGCGCAAATGCAGCCCGCGCCGCGCGACGAAAATGGCGTGCGGCAGACCATGGCGCGCGAACTGCGCAGCGCGTCGTTTATCCCCGACACGGTCAAGGACATCCTTGGCACAGCAGCCGGCACGGGTGAAGCCGACGGCTCCGCTCTGGTCCGGCAGGACCTGGAACCCATTATTTACGCGTAAATGAACTGCGCCCTCATCGCGTAAGCGGTGTTGAATAACCACCCTGGAAACGGTGAAACTCCCAACGCTGACGGGAATGGCAGTGGACAACGCCGTGGCAAGCAAGGGCGACCGACCCTGTGCAGCCGTAACGACTAAGTGGGTGGCTCCTGATGATGGGAGGCAACGATAGACTGAAACAGTGGGGCGAAGTCCTTTTCCTTTCGCAACGTGAGCATGTGGCAGGCCTCACAGAGCGTGATGCCATTGTCCAGCAGATTCCGACCGCCAAGACGGCGTGGCACGATGTGATGCACATGCAGCCGTTCAGTCGCGCCGCAGTTAGGCATCTGGCACTGGTACCCATCTCGCTCGTAGATGCGCGCCCGCTTTTGTGGCGAAAATGCGGGACGATATGCCGCGCCACCCCGCAAGCAC